TCAAACTCCGTAGCGATTGCGTTTAGGCTTGGCCACAGGACTCTGTGTTTCTGTGGATTTAGGCTCGCGACTACCACTATCAGCAAGTAATTTACCTTTGTGTCCCGTCTCCGATTCAGCGCCTTTGATGATTTCTTCTTCTTCTTCAGTATATGCCACAATCACAGCATGTTGAGCAGAGGGACCGTAGTTGCTGTGGGTTTTGTGATCGGCCATGGCCAATCCAAATCTATAGGCCTGATAAGCATCACTGCTAGGCATAGTAGGAAAATGATAGGAAGTGGACATAGCCCGACTCTTGCGTTCGGGCATTTCTCGCTCAGTTATAAACTCTTTGGCTCGCATCCATTATTTAGCGAATCTCAGCGCAAACTCTGAGCGCAGTGCAGGCGTGTAGAATTCCGCACACAGTCTCTGCATACCTGCTAGATGACCCTCAGCTTTTTCCAAGATCATCTGTACATCATTTGGGCTTTGATTATTGATCCACGCGATAGTGTGATAGCCTGCGATCTCATGCACTCGAGGCCACGGGATGTCTATGTAGCCATCTGTGGTATCACCTAACCATTCTGCCAACACCACTCTTTCATTCTTCATCGGAATTAAGTCCTTTGAGAATCTCACGCAGTTTGGTGCTTTCTACATTAGCCCGTACCTTGGCTACGGGCTGTCCTTGTGCAGGATCTATTTCACCTGTTACAGGATCTGTTCGCTGCAGATCTGTCTTGCGTTTTATCTGTTCAATGATGCTGGTGCTGCCACGACTGGCGTTGTTCTGTGTGTCTTGTTCATCTTCCGGCAGATCTGATATCTTTAGGCTGTCAAGATTAAACTCTAGATCAATCTTTTGACCTACACCCGAACTAGACCTGGTCTTCATTAACTGCAGTTGATAGCGACCACGCTCACGCATGGCTCTAGATGTAAAGATACCAAATACATTGTCTGCGGTCTGGATCTTGCTCAATCCTCCTGATATATGGCTGTGATCAAACTCTACTTCTTCCACCGCTCCACGATTCAACTGTGCTGCTGTAACACACAGCACCTGTTTTTCCATGGCCAAGTTACGTATTTCTTCAGATACATATTTGTCTTTGACAAAGAGATTTTCTGCAGAGATCTTCTTGCCTATGGGCATCAATAAGTCCATGTAGTCTATCAACAACACGTCGATGGGTTTGCCGCATTTGATTTCGTATTCCTTGACATAGGCTCGTATGTCATTGACTGTTTTACCACTAGGCATGTATTTGATCTGTAACTGTCCCGCTTTCTTACCGATCATCTTGACCTTCATTTCCACGTCATCAAGATCGCGGAAGATTTCTCTAGTGGGCACTCCAGTGATCATGGAATCGATCCGCATACTGACCAGTGCTTCTGAAAGTTCCAGAGTTAGATAAACCACGTTGAGCCCCTGCAGAGCCCAGTTCACTCCGAGGTTGGCCAAGAACAGACTTTTACCTGCACCTGAACCGCCCGCAAATATGTTAAGCTCTCCGCGATTCATACCACCAAATAGTTTACGATCCATACAGGGCCAACCTGTAGAGATCTGTCCGTTCTTGTCTTTGAGACCCATCAGCCTGCCTCGGGGATCTTCAAAATAGTCTGTGCCCATGTCTCTGGCCAGTCCTATCTGCACCGCGGCTTTGATCAGTGTTTCCACTTCACCGTAGTTGTGTTTTTCCAACAGATCCGCAGACGAAATGATAGCACGTTCGATGGCTTTGTGACGGGTGAATGATTCAAACTCATCCATGAGCCATTCTAGATGTCCATCTTTTACTATGTCTGGTCTTTTGAGATCCAGTCTGCATGATGCATTTACCATGTCATATTCTGGCAGCACTGTGTACTGTTTGGCATATTCATTGATGAACTCTGCAGCATCCTGCAGTTTGCGATCAAACAGGGTATGGTCAAATATACCTTGGCAGCGCACGAACACTTCTGCATCTGACAGCATCAGTTCGAGATATAATTTCTGTACTTCGTATCCGTAATCTTTTATCATAATTTATTATACACTCTATGTGAACACATGTAAACCATAGGTCTTTGCCCACGCCTCCGCATCTGTGTGATCGTTGACCATAGGTTGCCCTTTGATGTTAAGACTGGTGTTCAACAGCATGGGACAGCCTGTGAGATCATACCATATTTCTAACAGTTCTCTAAATTCTGGATTATCAGTTTTGCTCACTGTCTGCACACGACTGGTACCGTCTGTGTGCGTGATCGCAGGAAAATAATCCGGATCCTTGCATCTCGCAGTGAACTGCATGTAAGGAGTTGATGCGGTAGGCATTTCAAAATACTTATCCGCTAGTTCTTCGAGGATAGCAGGCGCAAAGGGTCTAAACTGTTCTCGCTGTTTGATGCCGTTAATCTGCTCTTTGATATGTGGACCTCTAGGATCAGCGACGAGACTTCGATTGCCTAAGGCTCTGGGTCCAAATTCTGCGCGACCTCGGGCTAGACCACAGATCTTGTGCTTGATAAGATATTCCACAATGGTTCGATTATCTGTGTGGTACCCCATGTCGTAGCCCAAGGCTGCTCCAGGCCATGTGATATGCTGCTGTCGATGAGCCAGCACAGCACCTATGCTGCTGCCATTGTCTCCGGGTGCAGGCATGATCCATACATGATCAAAATATCTATATGCAAGTTTGTTGGCCACACAGTTTAGGGCACATCCGCCCATCAGCACTAGATTTCTACTTGAAGTTGTAGTTGCAGCACTCTGTAGTATACGTTCAAAGATCAGTTCGTACACCTGTTGTGTAGCCGCTGCGATATCAAATTGATCCTGCTGTGTGGTTAGATCAGGCCTCCACGCTCTGCAGCCTCTATGCAGATTTCCGTTGATCCTAAACGGCACCTGATAATCATCATTGGGCAGAGACACAAAGTCATTGAATATATCTCGAGTCAGCCTATTTGGATCGCCCTGTGCAGCCATTCCCATTAGAATGTATTCTTCTTCGTTGGGTTTGAGACCAATTCGCTGAGTCATGGCACTGTACCAGAGTCCCACACTGTTAGGAAATTTAACGCTGTTTATTTTAGTCAGTGTTGACCCCTTGCCCTGCCATTGCGAGTAAGTTTCGAACTCGCCAATGGCATCTATAACTAACACACAGGCATTGTCGAATCCGCTAGTATAATATCCTGCGCTGGCATGACTGCGATGATGATCGATGGTTTTTATAGGTGCGGTGATTTGATATTTTTTCAGATATTTGCTGACTTGATTCGATACGTATCCCTGTCCAGCAGACAGTTGTCTTAAGGTTTTCTTCCACGGCTTTTCATACCAACACACAAGATCAGGTTCACCAAATGTGCGAGCATGATCAACCAGTTGTTGATCTAGATCGGGATCATTTTTTACTCCGCTGAATCTTTCGCTTTCACTGGCAAAAATCAATATATCATCTTTGAACACAGCTAGAGCAGCATCATGGCTGGCAGCACTTATTCCCCAGGTTATCATTTGTATAAATTCCTATAAAAGTCTAATAATTCTTTAGACCAAAGATCATGACTCTGTTGGTTCGGATGATGATCCTCTTCGGAAATCCATTGTTTTTTTTCTCTTAGATCAGCAATATGATTTATTTTTGGTTTATAAAATTCAGGTATGGATAATATTTCTTTGTGTAATATACTATCGCCTTCTAACCAACATTCTAAACTGTTCCACATTAGAAAAGGTATATTTTTCGATCTTAACCAAGAAGATAATAAAAGCACTTGAGGAGCCCAATGTCGAAACAGTGTTAATTCAAAATTAATTCTTTTGTCAGTGGCTGTTTCTATTACGTTCCCCATTTTTATGGCAAACCATTTATGGGGAGCGGTTACAAAATCCCATCGAGCAGGATTAGACCATCCAATCAATACCAGTGAATATTTGTTGGGATTTTCAAGTATCGCGGTCATAGTGTTATGTAATATATGTGCATTTCCGTTTCCCGGAATACTACGATTATCTAAATCCTCATTGAGAGATTCAGCCATAACCACACATTGCGGTCTAACTTCTGATCTATGGCACAAAAAACTACAACCAACAGCTAAGATAGTCATTTGTATATAAACGGATCTCGTTTTCTCAGTTCAGCAATTTTTTTCTTAAAATGTCTGTGCTCTTGAAACTTGTGCCAAGGCCATAGTAAAAATTTAATGATGTTCTTTGTCATATTCTAACCTTTGTAATTTCAGTTCTTGTTGTTGTTTAGCCATTTTTATCTTTATCTGGCCTCGCTGTGCAGTTTTAATCGCATCTACGATCACAAATAATGCACTATATCGTTGTACGGCATCTGCTACATCTTTGACGTCTGCGTCCCAGTTAGGCATTGCTATGCTCCAATCCAATTCAGCTGCACGATCAAACAACGTCAATCCAGCTGTGTCTTGATCCGGGATTACGATAACTTCTGCTCCTAGGCTATTGATTATCCGACTCTGTTGTTCAGCGATTTCGTTAGTGAGTAATGCAACTCCACCCACGGCCAAGGCATCAAACGGACCTTCACAGACAAATATATACTTCTGTTCTTCAAGTTGACGATCAAAGTTGAATACAAAATGCGGATGTTGATCGGATAGATACTTTGGTTTTCCGTCGACGATTTTACGAGCGGTATTGCCAACTATACGCCCCTGCCACCTAAAAGGCAAAATAACACGATTTTCGTATCCTGGGCTAGGTGACCAGTAAAAATCGCCGTTGTAGGGGTCGTAGCCGCGGGTTACAACATAAGAAATCACTGGTTCTAGCAAAAGACTGAGATCTTTGTAATATTCACAGTTCACCCAGTCTAGCAAGGGCATTGCGCCCTCCGGCAGTTCTTTATCTGTGAATGCGACCTGGATTGCGGATGGGGCTGGTCGATAAGCTTCACCTTCTGTTTTCATCGCTTCAAACACTAATTCTTTCACAGTATCTTCGCCTGCGCCCAACCAACGGCACAGTGTTTTCATCTTTTCGCCGAATGGAGAACCAGGCTGCCAACCAGTGGTGAATTTGCAATTGAAACAGTTGTAGACTATACTGTCGCTGTCAAAACGAATACCAGCTCGTTTGCGTGTGTCCGATTTGTGTCCTCGATGGTGACAGCAGGGTGCGTTAAACGATGTCCAACCTGAAGGACTGTGTTTGGCACGAGGAGGTAATAGAGCACGGAACTTGTCCACAACGAGAGTCATACATACAGTATACTATCTGTAAAGGATCTTGTCAACGGTTCCTGTGTTTGCAGTGGTTGGAATATGCTTGATTCTAAACCAATTGTACTTGCCCACGACGTTTTTGTATTTTGAAGTTGATAAATCTACTGTGGCCACAGTGGCCCATTTAGATTCTCTTGGAGTAGCACCTTGTGTATCTAGGCTGCCTTCGATGGTGACTGTGCCTTGATAGTTTGTGGTATAAAATTGGAATGTGTGTGTGGAATTAGCAGTGTTCAGTGTAGGCCTTGCATCTATGATTTGGCTGACAAAAAACTTGGGGGTGTCATCTCCCTGTGTGAATGGGTTGGTATAATTGAATGTGTCTACCAACACACTGGGTTCTACATCACCATACACATCTCCAGTGATCTCAAGTGTGCCTACTGTATCATACTGTGCATCCATATACATAGGCATTTTAGATGTTACTCTGTAGTCTGTGGAATCCACAGTAGCACGGATTTCTTTGATAATGCTGTAATTATAGAATCCGTTATCAAGGTCCATAAGTTCAGTCTCGGTAAGGGTCACTGTGACTTTGCCTGTGGCGAGATCCATGGCTGTGAAATCTTTCTGCAAGACTAAATCTTTGGTGTCTCGGCTAACGAGGTTAAATACCAAAGTACTACCAACTATGTTACTGGCTTTTTGATCTGCGTTACGAACCTGGATGTCTATGCGGTTATCAACACCACGAAATATTTTTAGATTGCGATTATACACTTTGCGATACCTCTCTGTTGACCAAGTGTCCATAGAACTGGTAAAAACATCTACCTTATTTGCGTATAAATAAACAGGATTAAATTGCATATATTAACGGACCTTTAGCATTATTTATCGAATGAGAATATCAACTAACCTACAAGAAAACTTTCCGTTCATCAGCGTTCTTAACCACGTAACTCACGAATATGTTGGGATTATTATCAACCAAGATGCACAGGTTACCAGTATCTACGATTATAGTAGTATTCGTACCGATCTCGAAAAACAACAGTTTTTAGAATTCGGCGAAACCTGGTGGTGGGAGTCAAACAGGCAGATTCCTATCAATATATTTCTATCTAAGGAATTAGCTATTTTTCGTTATGTGGTCAAGACCTTTGCTACCAAAGATGTCAAGGTGCTGTTTGGCCCCTGTACCAGTCTCAATGACATTATTGTCAAACGTGTGAAACGTAAATCAATTACCTTGGTTAGGAAAATTTCCTAGTCTAGAGTTTTCTAAACAAATTTCCGCTTATGGATATGCGGTATCCTGCATCTGTATAAAATGGATACACTACGTGATTAAGTTTTGCAGGAAATAATATCATTTGCCCTTCATAAGAATTATCAGCAGGAATTGGATGACTCATTAGTTGTCCGTAGGTGTTTGTATATACAAATTCAAAACATCCGCCTTTATTTCCATTTGATGCAACCCCTGGACCGTACATCTTTTCATTTTCGTGAGTAAATGGCAATTCTATCCAAATAACAAAACTATATACACCTGGATGTTTATGTATTGGATTAAATTCTCCGGCAACTTGCATATTAATCCATAATGCACCTAAAGATAATCTTCCATTACTGTCATCTAAATAATTGCTGCAGTCATATATGTCATCATGATATTGCGCTAGTTTAATAGCAAGTTGTTCTATTTCTTCTCGGTGATGATCAAAGATAAATTGTTTTTTAATATTTCCTACTAAATTTCCTGCAAAACTTCTTTGTTCGTTTAAGGTTTCTTTTATTTCATTTACAGTTTTTTTAATTTTTTCCATGAGTAGCAGATCAACTGTCTCTTGTACAAAACCTACATTTCTAAGTTCTTTGTGTTCCATTATGCATACCCATAACTAATTTTTTCACAGATCAAATTCATCTGCACCACGATGGCCACAGCATAGGCAGTGGCATGGCTTTTCTTGAAATAATATTCATTGTTTTCTGTTTTTTGCCAAACTTCTTTCAAAATTATCGACCAACTCTCTCCAACTAGGTGTCTCTTTGCTGGACGAATTATGGCTAGTATCGCTGCTAGCTGCTCCACCGTCTTGGGTTTCATTTGTCGTAATATGTCGCCATGCCCGTTGACGTGAAACAGCAAGGCGACGAAAGAGTCGTCTTCTAAAAGATCCCATAGAGGCTCCTGATTCATTAACTCCACTAGATGCGCTTCGTCGCGAACACCTTTATAGATACCAACATTTAAAAAATCTATCTTGAAGTATCCTTGCGTTTCGGCTTGATCATAGGGCACAGCACAGACATTGGCCTCAGCATTTACTGGAACTGCGTGAAAATACACACCGGTGTTGTGTTTGATTAATTGACCTTGATCCACACGACTGGCTCTGATATGTCGAAACAGTTTAAGTGCAGAATCTCTATCAACGAAGTCTATGTCAATGTCAGGCATTTCAGTTCCAAATAAATTCTAGGTCGCCCTGCGCGATCTTACGCCATTGCCTGGATCCCGGAGTAGCATATGGAGTATATACCTCGCCGGTCTCTTGATCAATCAGCATGTATTTTTGTGGGCACTTGGTTTTAATGGTAAGTATCACAGGAATTTCTAGTTCCTCAACTTGCTCTCCGTTTTTTAAAGTTCTAGTCATTAGTGCATCCTTGTAGATTCAAACAATAGCAAAGGCAATGTTTCTGCGAGAAACTCTGCATAGGCCTCTGCGTCTTCTGCATCTGAGAAATTGGTGAATTTTACAAATACCGCAGGTTCTTCGTCACTGGTGCACATAACTTCTATCTCTATGTCATCCTCTGAGATAAATGATTCGTTCTCTGCCAGTTCTTCTAGAACTTCTTCTATCTTGGGTTTTTTCGGCATTACAATATCTTGGCCTCCTTGATAACATCTCTTACCAGTTCTAGATCTGCAGGCAATTCTTTAAATCTACGTAACCAGAACTGCGGATCAATTACTGGACCAACTATAGCCAACTGTTCATCATTCATCTTTTGCAACATAGTCTTGCCTTCTCGAGTATTTAATAGTATCCAAGGAGAGATTAATCCTTCTTTGATATCATGTGTGGCACGATTGAGATTCACATAGGCAAAATAATGTTCCCAAGCACTGTGGTTCTTTTCGCTCCAGGCCATCATGTTCTGTATGGTTCTTTGTATGGCTCCGTCTGCTGGTTCGATCTTGATCAATTCGCTGATGTAAGCGTCATACAACTCATCACGACACCAATGATCTAACTTAACTCCACTCTTGATCACAAAGTCTATGAATCGTTCAGGATAGATGGGTGCAGTATTGATCATGAAACTGCCAAATTTCACAAATGCTGTATAGTACGGACTGGCAGCAAATTCGTCAAAGGTCTTGGTGCCCTTGGATTTTTGTGTGAGATCGTAGAATCGTTGGAAGGTGATCAATCCCATATGTACGTGTCGTTCATTCTGTCCAAGATGTCGGCGTTTCTGTTCGCAGACATGTACAAACAGAGTCTTTTCCTTGGCAAATGTTTTACCACAATATTCGCACTTAAAGTTTAAGTCCATGGATCTGCTTTTTGTCCCAACCAAGGTTCTCACAGTACTGTTTGATTTCTTGATCTGTGGTGAGTTCTGCCAGTGTTTCAATGTCTGCTCGCTTCATGTTAGGAAAATGTTCGGCGATGAATTCTTCCTTTTTGTTCTTGCGTGTTTTCAGAGGAATCCATTCGTGGAAGTGTGTTTTTTTCGATTCATGGCTGCAGAGACACAGCGTCTGCCATACCAACTGTGGATGCTGCTGTATATCAGCCCAATGCTTGTTGTAGTATTCGTTAACAGTGAGTACATAGTGTTCTTGCAGTTCTGCACTTGAAGATTTCACCGAACTGATGTATCGATTGAGATTCCAGAAATCGCCTTTGATTTCTTTTCGACCATCGTCTGTGGCTGCGTCCCAAAGTTCTTTGACCCCCATGTCTACTGCAGGAATCATATCTTTGAATAGGTCTACGTGTTTATTTTTTCCCATGATCTTTGCTTAGATGATACACAAGTATAGCACGATCTAAAATAGATTGCAAGGCCTTGTTGGTTTTTGCCGCCCGACGGATTTCGCCCCACAGTTTATCTTCTTTAAGATGTTCGTACAATGGACGGCCATCATCGGTTCGGGGATCTGGTTTGTTTTCATACTGATAACCAATCATGGTTCGTTCGGTCTTGCCTGCTTCTCTGGCGTAGATTTCTTCACCGTTGCGTTCGTAGATATAGGTTGCACCCGGTTTAAGAGATCCCATAGTCAACCTTTATAAATCATAACACAGTCTTTCGGCCAACTTACTTCCATAGTGTATCCCCAGGATAACAACAGATCAACTGCTAGATTTCCTTCTTCACCATAATACTTTCCTGAATAGTTTTTTTCTTCCATTAATATCACTGGCTTATATTTTTTAATAGTTTGTTCAGCACCTCGCAGGATATAAGGCTCATATCCTTCACAGTCTAATTTTATAAATCCAACTTCTGCTAATTCAAAAGAATCTAAAGTTTTACAAATATGTGTTCCAGAAACTTCTTTATTAATGTGAGTACCAAAAGTATTTTTAAGGTACTTCAGAGAAACAAGTTCTTCTTTGTCACTTAGCCCACAATCGCACACTACTACATTATCTAGTTGGAATTTTTCCACATTTTTTTTAAGACATTCTCGAACCGGAGTATCTACCTCAAATGCATAAATTTTAAAAAATTTGCTGTTTAAGTTATAACTCATTATGCCATAGTTAGCACCGGCATCTATAGCTGTGGTAAAATTTTTGACAAATCCTAAAGCAATGTTAAGTTTACCTTTCTGGTAATCGAGTATAGTTGAAGGTCGATCGGGTATTATGTCTGCTTTTGCAAGGGCTGATCTTAATGCACGATCTCCAGAGACAACTGACCAGTCTTCGATATTCATATTAGTTGTCCTGTTAACTTTTATTTTTCTGCAATCTTTTTAAATCTGCATCTACCATTTCTTTAATAAGTGTTTCAAAATTTGTTTTAGGTTGCCATCCTAACACTTTTTTAGCCTTGGTGCTGTCGCCACAAAGGCTGTGTAATTCTGCAGGACGTTTAAATCTAGGATCTGATTCAATATATTTTTTCCAATCTGTAATTCCTACATGGTTAAATCCGATAGTTAACAGATCTGCAATGCTATGTTGAACACCTGTGCTCACAACGTAATCACCCGGCTCTTCTTGTTGAACCATCATCCACATGGCTTCGACAAAGTCTCCGGCATACCCCCAATCTCGTTTGCTATCAATATTACCCAAGGTTATTTTATCCTGCAGTCCTAATTTTATCTTAGCAATGCCGTTGGTAACTTTCCTAGTTACAAATTCTATTCCTCTTAACGGGCTTTCATGATTAAACAAAATTCCGTTTGATGCATGAATACTATAACTTTCTCTAAAATTAATAGTCATCCAGTATGCATACAATTTGCTAACTCCGTAAGGACTTCGTGGTTTGAAAGTTGTATTTTCATCCTGCATTCCGCCGTTACTATTACCGTACATTTCACTGGTGCTGGCCTGATAATATTTAGACAACGGGCTGTGCATTTTAATAGAATTTAAAATATTTAAAGGTCCCAGGCTGTTGACTTCAGTGGTTAATTTATTTAGATCCCAACTTGCTCCTACAAAACTCTGTGCTGCTAGGTTGTATATTTCGTGTGGTTTTAAATTTTTAATGATGTGGTTCATAGAACCGTCATCAGTAATGTCTCCGGTCACTAATTCGATATCGTTTTCAATTCCTAAAAATTCAAGATTATTTAAATTTGGATTTGAATACCTTTTTACTAACCCGTATACAGTATAATCTTTTTCAAGAAGAAGTTTTGCAAGATACGGTCCGTCTTGACCGGTCATCCCAGTGACAAATGCTACTTTTTTCATTTTTCTTTTTTCCTTAATTTTGATATGATTTTCTCTCTTTCGTCTTTTCTTCCGCCTTTGTGATGCATCATAAATCCTTCAAATGTATGATTAAAAGGATGTTTCACTTCTGTTGGTGTGAGATTGTGTCCTTTTATTTTGCCAGTAGTTTCTAGTTCTGTTCTAGTGGCATCAAACACATGACAATCAGTAAATGCTGGCAACGTATAGATTCGGTCCGAATCATAATAACTTTTAAAAATATCAAAAAATTCTTTAGTATAAGGATTTCTTAGATCAAATGCAATGAATCCGGTTTCACTGTAACTATGCCTTCCTAGATAACTGGTAAAATATCCGTCTGGTAAAAATGTCTTTAAATATTCCGCTGACATATATTTGAGTAGTTCGGTATCAGCATCTAACCAAACTAGAACGTCGACTCCGCTGTGCATCGCAGCATGCCAAATAGCATAACTCTTATGGCTAAATCTAACACCGTCGTTTATAAATGAATCAACCGGCTTATTCTTGTTTCTATTTTTAAATTGGGTTAAATCAGGAACTGCTTTTTCTAAATTTATGACATTTATATTAGAATTTCTTTTAAATAATTTTTTACTATTGTCTATGTAAAGAAACACAGCAATCTGTTCATCTAACTTGCTGTTAAGACTATCTACAAAATGATTGGCATAATCATAATACCCCTGATCGCTAAAAGTTGATACTATTCCAATTTTCATTTATAGTCCTAGTTCTTTTTTAAAATCATTAACAGCAGATAGTCTATGTGTATCGATTTTTGCAAATAATAAATCTAATTGTAGTGTAATACCAGATTTATTAGTATGCCTACCGACGATGTCCTGAATAAAAAAATTAAAATCTTTCATGCGGCTCACAATAACATCTGCTAACGGTGCCCCTTCGTTGTATGGAATCAGCGAAACTTCTATGATAACATACAACGATTTTGATAAAAGCAATGTGCCGCCATTGATAACATCTAACTCAGCTCCTTGAACATCAATCTTAATTACATCAAACACATTATCGGGAAATAAAGTGTCAAGTGTAGTCACAGGTACTTTAATTTTTAAAATTTCATCATCGGATAAACCATTAAAATTAATTTCTTTATAAAATGATGCACCTTTAGAATTCGACTTAGCTTTCGGTAAAATAAGTTCTAACTCTCCAATTTTATCTGATATACCGTATTGAAAATATTCGACTCCTATTTTTTTCAATCCCTTTTCGCAATAGGGATTTGGTTCGATTGATGTTATTTTACATGCCGGAAATACCTTTCGCCACTCAGTGGTAAATTGTCCTGTGTTTGCTCCAACATCAAGACATGTAGTAGGATCAACCCCGGCGAATGCAGCTTTTAATTTTTCTTCAACAGGATTGCTCATTTTATTTTGAATACCCTACAGATTCTCTAGCAATGTCATCATGATCAAATTCTGCCCAGTACAGTTCAAATGCTACACAGTCTGTAACTGCTTCAAACTGGTGATATTCTCCCGGAGCAACCTTTGTGTATTCACCTGCTTTGAGCAAGGTTTCATCGACTAAGTCGTAATTATTTTTCCAAACACGAATAATCATTTCACCAGATTCCACAAAGAAACCATTCCATTTAAATTTGTGTTTGTGTTTAGAACATACTCCGCCGGCCTTGGCTTCAATACGGTGAAACTCAAGTACACCGTTAGCTTCTAACAATTCTGTCTGACCCCAAACTTTACCTGCTTTCATATGGTACCCTTTAATTATCTGAGTATTTATTTCACACCAACTTGTGTAGCTGTACGATTTCGCTCTGCCTGCTGACTTCTTTGACAAAGAACACACAGGGAGGATTTGGATCGTCGTGCAAGGGCACGGTTAGTAACTGTCCGTTTTTCATCTTAGGAAAATACCAACGAACATCTTGAAAGATGTTTATAATTTCTATGGGTAAAAAATCCGTCTTGAAACCTTTGATAGGATTAAACACCAACGCATCAAACCCTCGTTCATTGATACTGGTTAAAGGCAATACTTCTGGATCTAAACCGCATTCTTTGTCTCCTACTACCATGCACCAATCCAACGGCATCTGAACTTCGTGGCCGCCTATACGCAGCAGTATTGCTGGCGAATTAAACGATTCTAAAAATATCAATGGCATGAAAAAGAAATCAGGTTCTTGAGGATTAGAATTATCTAATACTGAAAATCTAGTATCTTCATCTACTTCTTCTGGTAGTTCGTTGAGATCAAATGATCTGTTGTTTAATGTTAAAATTTTCATAATTTATTCCGTGTAATATGCTATAGTATCGCTTTTCCATTTTTTTACTGTGAATCCTAAATCTAATAAAAGTAAGATTACTTGGTCTGCTTCATTTCTTTTATTTTCAAAAAATATAGTAGGTTTATGTTTTTTAATTGTTTTTATTGCACCCTCTATAACCTGTAACTCGTATTGCTCCGTGTCAATTTTTATAAAATCGATTGATTCAAATTTAAAGTCGTCTAGTCGTTTAACTTCAACTTTAAATCTTTCACCTGTAACCCAATCTTTATTTCTTTCTTCAGCAATTGATCCGTGTTCGGGATTGTTTGTAGAATCGTTCATTACTAATTCTTTAATTTCGTTTTTATCCCCAATTGCATAATTATAGCAAATTAGATTTTTATTTTTTGATAACTCTTCAAAACTTCTAGGATTAGGTTCAAAGCAATAAATTTTTTCAAATTTTCCTATAAAAGGAATAGATGTTTTTCCAGTACTTGCACCAATATCGATGTATGTCCTAAAACTTTTAATGTAGGGGAACGCCCATTTTGTTAACTTTCTTTCACTCATATGTTTACTTTTGTAACCGTGAACGGATACTTTGCATCCTTATAAAACTTTTTGCGTTCTGTTAAATGTCGCTTGCTGTATTTGCAGGCACTGGTTATGTCCCAGATTTCCACATGGTCTTTATCCTCTGCTCGTCTAATGCCTCGCCCAATGCTTTGTATAACGCGGACAAAGCTCTTTCCGGGTTCCAAAAGAACCAGATTAAAAATACGTGGAATATTAATACCCACAGCGGCCACACCATAAGTCGCCACAATAATCTTGTTATCACTTGTTTTAATTTCATCATACTCTTCCTTGCGGTCGCCTAGTTTCATACCGCCACTCACAAACACTGCCTCGGGAATCAAAGCAATTAATTTATTTCCTGTGTCGATTCTATTGATCAATACCAGGGTGTTGCCAGCAGCAGATATGCTGGTAATTTTATCAGCGATCCATTTAAGTCTTGTATCGTCTGTGACTAGAAACGTGTATTCATCTTGGAAGGATGTAAACACCTGCACATCTGTAGTCTGTAACACATTGATGTTTAACTGCGCCAGTACACCTTTGGTCTGTAGATCATGTGCAGATACCTGATTGATCACTGGACCAATACTGGCCAGTATGCCTTGATATTCCCAAGCTTCTTTGGGCACTGTACCTGTGAGTCCCCATCGTATGGCACAGTTTTTAAAATTCTGTGTCAGCAGTTTTGTCAACACTTCTGCCTTGGCCTGATGCACTTCGTCTACAATCACAGCTACCACGTCTTCACAGAATTCTGCTAGGGTCATTGTGGCTTCGTCGTGACTTTTCTTGTCTAAGATATTAAGACTCTGCCACGTGCAGATAGTGTGAGTGCGGCCTAATTCTTTTCTATCACCGAAGTATACTCCAACGTCTAGTCCAAGATTTCGATAGTCTTCTTCAGTCTGAACTACTAGACTCTTGTTAGGCACAATAATCATTGTACGCCCATACGGTTCACATAGATGGCTCAATGTGGCTGTGGTTATGGTCTTGCCAGCTCCTGTAGCCACTTCTTGCAGGGCCTGCGGATTTTCTAAAAATTTGTTGATGACATCATATTGATAATCACGCAGCACAATAGGAGTTCCTGCTTCGATGTGTCCCTGTGGCCATGTTTTGCCCTGATCTGCCCAATAGGTTTCCGACACGGGTTGGAATGAAAATTTATGCAACGATCTTAGATCTTCGATATCTAACTCATAACCTGAATCTTCGATGATAGGAAGGATCACATCTAGATGTGCGAGATATCCCGTGCCGCCGATACCAAAATAGGTTTTAGTGCCGTCCCACCTGCCTAGTTTATATGCAGGCATGTGTCGAGCATAGGGAAGATCGTATTTTAATTTGTTCACGATCTTTCGACGAGTCTCTACGCTGAGGCCTTCAAATTTTACGTTGACTTCGTCTCGGATGATCAGTTTACAGCTCGACAATTTTTTGTCCTTTAGTCTCTGATGGTTTGATATCTCCAAGGTATATCACACAAGGATGACTGTTGAACCAGTCTCTAGTTATGACATTCGTAGGAGGAAATACATTGTTCGTTACTAACAGTGTAACATCACTCTGATCTTTAAACAACCATTTAGCTGGGCGTGATTCAAATATCAATATTCTTCCTGACTCTACTTTTCCGCCAACGCCCGCCAACTTAATCCACTCATTGATACCAGTGTCTCGATCCTTGCTGTCTCTAAAACATACCTTGATTTCATCCCTATCAACTCCTTGTGCATCAGCATCTGCCACAAACTTCTGCAGCCAGGTCAGCGTGTCTCCGGTGCGATCTAACATCACTGCGGCTTTGCCGGTGATCTTTTTATATAGGTCAAAAAACTTCTCGTTGGATCTGATCCAAAAGCTGTTTTCTGCGTGAGCAGCTATTTTTTCATTGATATTTTTAGGCCGTCCGCGGTATGAGTACCCCATGTGTTTGGCGGTAAGCAGATCTTTATCAGTCTCACCCACACAGTGAAGATTATACCATTGTTCGGCGTCGGCAGTGGCGTTGAACAGGTGAACTCTACCCTCGACGATATCCGACGCAGGTGAAATTTCTTCCTGATTTTGCCAGATTTCTTCCACATCTGCCAACACATTTATAAAGCTATCGTCTATTTCAAAATTATTTCGATTGGCGAATTCGTACAGTGCAATGAGATTGAAATCATAAAGGTTTAGCCTTCGTAGTTTTTGATCTGCGTCCCAGTTGTTGAATCTGGTACTTGAGAGTTGATACGAATTTATCTGGTCATCGAACTCTTTTTTCAGCTGATAAGGAAATTTCACACATACCTCTAAATTCCCTTGATTTGTGCGTTCCACATAGATTCGTTTAGTAAGGTCTAATACGCGGAACGGCTGCTTCCATACAGGATTTCTCAGTGGATCAGTATAGTCGAATCCTGCCATCATAGCTAGGTGTCGGTATTTTTCAAGAATTTTCACCACAAAATCAGCCTGACTTTTGGTCAATGCATCATCGTTGAAGATTCGCAAGTAAAAACTTGAAATGGGGCCTATGTCCGTGTGTTGTACCTTGATTTTATCAGATTCAACTAGACCATGGAATTCAAGAAATATGTCTTCGGCAAAATGTGATGATAGCATTAATACAGTATACGTGTTTAGGATCTGAAAGTCAACTGATTTTTGACATTAATCTTGCTAATGGCATGCCTTGACTGATTTCCTCCACAGTCCATTCGGTGTGACATAATCGCAAGAACCATTCCTGTCTATCTGGCATCATGGGAGTTTCTATTTGATCCCAAGTGATAGACAGATTCGAGGCCAAACTGGTGGAATCACACAGCACAGGTACCCCTTGGATCGCGGCTTGCACAGCAGGACCGCTGTTGTGATTGATAACACAGTGATAATTATAGAAAATATCAAAATCGTCATAGCTGCCTGATATCAATCGAGGGCGTTCTAGGGTCACACCTGGTATGTCTAGACCAAACAAGGATCTAGGATGTGGTCTCACTATGATTTTTCGTTGAGATTTAGCCCGTATCTGTTTCACGGTGTTTTCAACCCATGTTTTCATTGGCGGCATACCTTCCCATTGAAGACTATGACTGTGTTGACACGCTATGAGTATGTCTGGTCGTTGGTCAGATCCTCTATCTTTGAGATTAACACCTAATTTTTTTGGTCGAGTTGAGTCGAGATCTCTGTCGTTGGCAAATTCTCCGAGATTATTGATATGATTTAGTGAAATTCGCCACGTGTGATTTCTATGTAGGTTGCCTACTTCGATAATGATCACTGATTTTTTGATATTTCTACACTGCTGGTAGACTTGACGGTTACGACTCATCCTGCCAGACCATAGCACTGACCAAATCACGGCAACATCCTCGTGATCATCGACTATGCTGTGGCCGAGAGACTGTGCTCCCAGTGCAAATGCATCAAAGATCGGTTGGCTGTTCAGTGCACCGTATTGGCGATATAATTTGAAGCGCATCTTGTGTAATAAATAACTGTGTATTTAATGATATTATGGCCAAGTTCGCAAAAAGATTAAGAAAATTATCCGATTACACAGAAAACGCCTTGGTTGTAGGCAAGGCATTTGGAAATCTCGACCAATTGTTGGAAATCTACATCAATGTATTTGTGATAGATGATGCACCACCGTCCGCTAAGGCAAGAAATCTTATCTATAAAGAAAATTTCGATGATCTAAATGTGTTGACACAGGTTGGTGCTATATTCATCGACCTAGATAAGATTGATAAATTAGACATCCTGGAAGATTTTTGGCAAAGGCACAGGTCAACTATATTTGTCGAAGGCAACGATTGCATACTGAGACATCTATCTAAGCCATTGTTTAAAACAGGATGGCAGTGCACCAGTTTACAGGGAATTTATCACGTATGGGAAAAGATTAAATGAAAATAGCAGTGGTCACGACCTTCCATGAAGAAGGTCTTAAAAAATATGGTCAAAGAATGATCAATACATTCTGCCAAAACTGGCCTGCCGAGGTCAAATTACACATCTATCCTGAATTGTGTAATCCTGCTATACGCAACCATGATCATGTCACACTTAAACGACTAGAAGAAATTCCAGAACTAATGGCATTCAAAGAACGTTGGCGGAATGTTCCCAAGGCCAACGGTGATGTTTCAGCAGATCCTGTGAGATCACGAAGAAAAGACGCAGGCAAGGGATTTAAATGGCATGCTGTGAGATTCGCACACAAGGTATATGCGATTTTTCACTGTGCTCGAGAAACCGATGCAGATGTATTGATATGGATGGACGCTGATACCATATGCCATAGTCCTATCACTGTACAGGACCTGCACAGGATGATTCCCACAGATAGCGAACTGTGCTATCTAGGTAGGAAAGGCAAATATTCGGAATGTGGATTATACTCAATGAATCTTAGGTCTGAGAATATACAGAATTTTCTAAAAGAATTCCAGCGCATGTATGATGATGCCGAACAGGGAATTTTTCTTCTAGAAGAGTGGCATGACAGTTTCGTATTTGATGCTGTACGTGTGAAATTCCCGCAGATGCGACAGTTAGATTGGGCCGGACACTTACATGACCTGCGACCAGCTCCTGGTATGAGCTCCGGTGAAGGCCATCCACTGATTAACAGCGACTGGGGTGCATGGTTGGATCACCTTAAAGGTTCAAGAAAGAATCTTGGTCGCAGCAAAAGAGAAGATTTGAAGGTACAGCGTACGGAACGCTATTGGCAATGATGGACACAGTAAATTTTTTATGTGTCGGTGGTGAGAAATATGGGTGTGAATTATTCTCAAACGGCAGTAATGGAAAAATTGTTACAGTCGATGAAGCGATATCTAATTTATCATTACCGCTATGCTGGGCAGGATCGCACAAAGAAGTATTATATCAGCACTGTATAGAGAATAATAGAAAATTTTATAATTTAGATACCGGATATTTTGGAAATGCCAAAAGAAAAGAAATAATTAGGGTATCTATAAACAATTTTCAAGATCAGAGTCCGATTGTTGATAGACCTGACGATAGACTGAAATTACTATCTCCTAAAATTCAAGACTTTGTTAGGGGAGCAACAATAGTAATTGTTCCGCCCGATGAAAAAATTTCTAAAAGTTTTAAATTACCAGATAATTGGGTTGAAAAGACCCAAGAAGAAATTAAAAAATATTCTGATCGTCCTATGAAGGTAAGAAGTAGGCCAGTTTCAAGAAATACTAGATTGCTCTCTAATACCTTTAAAGATTTTATTAAAAATGACACACATGTGGTTGTTGGCTACTCGTCGAATGCACTAGTCGAAGCACTGTTATGCGGAATTCCAGTCATTGCATTAGGACATTCAGCTTCAACAAGTTTAATGAATTACAAACTTTCAGATATTGAAAATATTGGTAACATAGATCAAGAAAAAAGATACTCTTGGTTAAAGCATCTTTCCTATAGACAATTTTCTCATAAAGAATTAGAGAACGGACTTGCTTGGGAATTACTAACCACCGAACCTAGCAGCATACGGTCCGGGGCCTAGATAACGACCAAACTGTTTAGAATCAACTGGTTTGTTATGCCCGGATTTCGGCGCCCATAAAAATACTCGTTTGCTTTTGGTATAAATGGTTTCATAGTTTAGATTCTGCATAAATTCGCAACAGACATCAATGTCTTGATTTACTTCAAATATAACCCACGGTTGCTGTTGTTTGATAATTTGTTCAGCTCCTCGTAGCACCTCTAATTCCCATCCCTGAACATCAATTTTTATAAGATCAACACCCGTCAGCTGCTCATCATCTAATCTAACCACTGGAACAGTGTAATCAGATTTCACACCCTCTCGACATAATTTGCCGTCGCCGCAATTTTTTCCGGCTTGATGAAAATCAGCCTCACCTTGGAAATCTGCTACTGCTTTGGTTCTAATTTCAATTCCGTCTTTTACATTGGCCTGCAAGCATTCGATATTTTGTTTGGACGGCTCATATCCAATAATCTTTGAGAATTTTCCAATCATAGGAAAACTCCATATACCTACATTTGCTCCTACATCAATGAAGGTTCGTTTATTAGGTAGATGTTCTAGAATTTGTTCTCGATACTTTCCCTCGTATGAAGGTGATAATTTATCACTGTCATTTTCTAGAACTCTGGTTATTTTTTGGTCGTCGTCAGGAACATACCAACCGTTGTGCATTAATTTCATATATACCTTTTAAAAAACTGCCAGGCAGTGCCTGATTTCAATTCATCAAACTTCCAATGGCACATGGCTAATCGTTCTATCCATGCTTGCCTATCGATCATTATCGGATCTTCTATTCTACTTATGTCAGTATTTGCTACTGCAACACTTTGACTATGTTGTGGCTGCGGGTCTGTTAAAAATGCAGGAATGCCTTCTATAATACTGGCCACACTGGGACTGCTGTTGTAGACCACAGTAGCCCAAGCATTGTGCAGATCTTCTCTAAGATCAAGTCGAGAACTTAATGATACTGATTTATGATTAACTTTGAGACATTTGCCAATTTTTTTATCTCCAGGATGAGCTCTAACAATTATAGGTCTTTTGCTGTATTTTCTTATTTTTAAAATAGTTGCGTTCATCCACTCAATAACATCTAATCCTCTCATGCTCCATCCGCCGTTTCTCTGTAGGCAAATTAAAATATGACTACCTTGTGTCCTCCAAGGTTTTAATCTAATTCCTAAATCTCTACTGATCTGCTCCCATCGAGCAGGATCCACATCTTGATCAAAATAAAATCCTGTGGTAGGAAATACTCCGTCAAAACTATATCTCAAGTAATGCAAGGGATTAGACTTGTCTGCGTATAGAAATAAATTGCTATCTACTATCAACGATCTCTTATTTGTACGTTTTTGTAGATCTACTGCATTTTGTCTTAATTGCAAATGTGGTGCAGACTTGCCGTGTTCATGTACAAATCCTTGTATCAGTGCTACATCACAGGGCAATGCATTTAGCCCTTTGTGAGCTATTGCATTATCACCTGATGTCAAAACTCCCTGACAAAAATAATCTAATATCTGTGGTTTTTCAAGATTATTGTTATTAGGAGGTATACCAGCATAATAAGCCACAGCAGTGATATTAGACACTGTGATATTTCCTTATGATATCTAAAGCTGTGCCATCCATTAGTTCCTCGAAGGTGAATTGACAATAACTGAGCCAGGCTAACCAGTCCCCTAACGGTCCGTAATATAAATCATTAATCTGCGAGAGGCTATTTCTAGTCACGGCATTACTCACATGTCTGTTCAAGGTAATAGCGGGAACGCCAGCCCATATAGATTCTACAGCACTATTGGAATTGATGCTAACAGTACAGTAATAATCGCCAGTCACTAGTTGTTGATACAGGCTAGTTCTAGTTTTTTTATTTGTTTTCGATCTAAATTCTACGGGACGATCTGTGTATTTTTTCAACTCGTCTGCTACCTTCTGTCCCCAAGATTTAGCTTCCACATGCATTATACCGGCGGCAAATTCTCCAGGTTCGACGATTAAAATTTTAGAACCATTCCGTCGCCACGGTCTAGGAAAACTAGGAAAAATATCTAATCGATCAGCCGGCGCTACGAAATTTCGATTGAAATGTAAGTGATTTCTTACTAGTCTGTGCCACTTTTTATTGGGCTCTATAAAATTCGTGTATCCGCTGTCAATGAACCAAAAAGGTAAATTGTTATCTATTTTATCTACAATGATATGTTCATTGCCTACTGTGTTCCGTAATAGACAGTCTTCTATGCTGTTCGAAAAATCTCTGCGACGAATCATCGTTGCTGTGGGGTCAATTTGTTGCCCAACAGTTTTGATAAAATACTGTTGATCACTATTCATATAGGCGTCAATGACCTTTTCGGCACCTAATTTCTCTATTACATATTCTGCTCGTTTATGGACTTGGCCGAAATAATTTTTTCTATAATTTGATAGCACTGTATCGACTTTTCTTCGCCATCCCTCAATATCTGCAGAGATGCCTCTCACTAGTTTTTCTTTAAACTTATCACGGTATTTTTCAATATCAAATTTGTGATGATCTCTTTTTTGAATGATAAACTGTATGGCTTCAGCAGTTCTTACTTCGTTTAACTCTATGTGTGCGCAATGATCTTTCAAATCTATAAGACTTATAAGATAGTGTGCAAGTTCTTTGTCATTTACTAGTAATTTCATTTGTTTAATAATTTCCATGCTGTGCCGTTGGCTATTTCTTCTCCGGTAAATTGTCCGTAGGCCAATGATGCACAATGTTGGTGTACTAGAGATTTATCTGGATAAAATGGCTTTGATATTTGACTAAGGTCTGTTAGAGCTAACGGAGATGCTGCACACGGTACTGTGACAAATGCAGGAATTCCGTATATCACAGACTCTAGTGCTGCAATACTATTAAATGTTACTGTGGCAAATATTCCTTCATCAAGGGCATCAAATATTGAATGATGGTGTCGATCAGATCTGCTGCCTTTTTCTCTAATAACAATCTCCATGTCTGTATATTTTTTTATAGTTTCTATGGTGTTCATTAGCCAAGTGGGTTTTCTTTCATCTCGGTCTTTGGCCTTGCCTTCTTCGTAGCCATAAAACACACACGATTTTCTATTCGGCACAATTATTAAGATTTTGTTGCCTTTTTTCTTCCATCCGTTCCATTGGTATCTAGAATCAATTTTACAAATTTCTTGCCAACGATCGTCGGGATATTTCTCTAACCAATGTTTTTGTAGATCGTTTTTGACTATTCTGTGAAACAATTTTGTTCCACCAGGATTTCCAAGACTTATAAAATTTCCAAAATACCCAGTATCCATGTAATAGAAATCTGTTTTATCCTTCCAATGTTGTTGTATGTGTTTTCTCTTGGTTACTCCTCGAAAAACTGAGGGTGGTATGCCTGGGATTGATTTTCTAAATAGTTCTTCATCCATGTTGTAGCATCTCCATTGCCTTGCCGTTGCGTAATTCGCTGTTGTGGAATTGACCGTAGGCCAAATGACTAGCCCATTGATAAACTTCGTCGCTGTCTGGATAACGAGGAGTTTCTATCAGTGAAAGATCCTGCAGCCCCATTGGCTCAGCTGCATTCGTTGGTGCTAGGGTGAACACCGGTATGCCGTGAAACACAGATTCAACCGCGGCCACACTATTAAAAGTCACTAGTGCAAACACATCGTCATCTAATGCTTCTTGTAGTGTGTTGTGCTGTATTCTATCTATGCGCTTGGCCGCACGATCTCTGATCTCTATAGGCCTGTCAGTGTATTCACGGATAGTGTCAACAGTATTCTGCAGCCATACATCCATGTTGTAGTCATAGAATCTCATTGGCTTGTCATCAGGCTTTGCTATTAATATCTTAGAACCTGTCTTTTTCCAAGACGAAATCTTTTTTTTGAAATTTTTAAACCTATCATCTGATCTTGGCACCACATATTTGTGTTGTAGATCGTTCTTAACAATTCTGTGCCAATACTTCCAACCATTGGGATTACCAGCAGTGATCTCATTGCCAAAATATCCCGTATCTACGTAGTAAAATGTTCGGCCATCGGCCAAGCAACGATGTATGATTTTTTTCTTGAGTATGCCTCGTAGCACTAGGGGTTCAGAACTAGCGGCATAATCGAAGTTGTTGGTGTCAGTGACTTTTTTACCGCAGCCTTGTGCTAGCATGTTGATATATGGATCCTGGCCGTCTTTGCTGAGGAAAATCATTTGAGCATTTCTCGAAGATATTTTTTCCAGACCTTGTGATAATCACAGCGTCTATATTCAGCGAACCATGGCCCACCTTCTGTGTAATGCAGAGCCTTAGGTGTGCCATCTTGAGGTTCTTGATACCAGCCCACTAGCCAATTCCAGTCTAGTGTCAATGCACCTATTTCTTTTTCGTCTAGCCACTGGAATCTGTGTAGATACTGTCCTGTTTGACTATTAACGATGTCCGGAGTAATTTGTCGATTTGAAGGATGAGCACAATTCCATAGTATCACAGAACTCCAGTTCTTTCTTGGATACGGAAGTTGACGACACCCGTCCATCTTCAACCCTTCTTTAGGGGTATAATCATGTTTGACCACCATCACGGCATATTGATCATCGGCCTGGGCAAACAGTTCTTTGACATCTTGGATAAACACAACATCACAGTCCACAAACACAGCCCAACCTTGATAATCTGCTAGATAAGGTACTAGAAACCTTGTGAATGTAAATTCTGTGGAACTGAGAGGATCTACAGTTCTGGTATAGACACCGCTTTCTCTAAGTTCTTTTTGCTTGAGAGGAATCACCTGTGCTGCGGATTGATGTTTGTGTATACTGTATTCACAGACCTGATATGCGATATCTTCTCTGATATCATAGCCAACAAATACTTTCATCGTCTTTCTATGTCCTCTTCTACGCACTGATCACCGTATTGTATCTCTACAATTTTTAATGGATGGCTGTAAGGATTTGTGAGTTGATGCCATTCTTGTTGAACGATATGTAATTGTTCGTGTTTGTTTAATTCTGCAGTAGGTAAATCAAAATTCAAAGGTGTAGCTCTGTTTACCATCGCCTGCCCTTCACTGACTATCCAAAATTCTGATCTAGATTGATGTCTTTGCATAGACAGACTTTTACCGGGATCAACGGTCAACTCTTTGACTTTCATTCCAGGAACTTCATGTAACACACGATAGTAACCCCATGCCCTGCCGGTCTTAGGAGCTTTCCATTCTTCTAATATCCACGAACTGGAATTGGCCTTATCGAATCCGCCAACTCCAAATGCAAATTCGAGATTACGATCCTCAAACTCCATTTCCGGAATATTAGCGTCTGTGCGGTCCCCGCCATTGGCAAATATAATTTTATGATCCGGCCATGTTTGTCTGGCTAATTTTATTGCCTGTTTGGCGCTGCCATCATCATCATTGAATTCCAAGACAAAATCTACGTCTTTGATATTTTTGACGATATTCATGCGTTCGTTCCAAGGCATAAATGCTCGACCTTTTTTACGAACCAACCACGCATCAGAATTAACACCAACAACCAGTGTGTCTCCTAGTTGCTTTGCTGCACGAAAGTAGGCGATGTGCCCGGAGTGTAGAGGATCGAATCCCCCTGTGACAAGTACTAAGGTTTTCATGCAGATATTTATCTGCACATATAATGACTAATCTAAAAGATTGGCTTGATAGTACGAAGAATTTTTCAACCAATGATAATAACGTTCGAAACCTTCCTCTATATCTATCTTCGGATCAAATCCGAAATCTTGACGTGCAGCAGAAATGTCTAAGGCACCTCGACTAGGAAAATCTTGATCTTTATCACCGATGGCTATGCTGCCATTGCCAACTAACTCCACGGCCAATTGTGCGGCTGCATACAAAGTTTTACTGTGGCTTTTGGTTATATTGTATGTTTTGTTTTTGGTGTTTTTACTCAGCAGTGCCTTTACCATGCCCTGGGCTGCATCGTCCACATAGGTGAAATCTAGAGTTTCGTGGATCCCGTTTACCTTTAATACACCGCCTCTCATGGCAGTGAGCAGAAACTTTGAAATCACGCGGTCCTCAACATCTAATGGACCATACACCGCACTGGGTCTAAAAATAGTATGCTCGATTCCTTTACGTTGATAATCTCGTACTAACCACTCGCCTGCTAATTTCATTATACCATACTGACCTTGTGGACGGCAAACAGCATCTTCTTTGACATAATCTTTGAAATCACCATAGACCATGCTAGAACTGGCATACAGGAATCTCGGACATTGATATTTCACACTGGCCTCTAATAGGTTCAGTAGTCCTTCGCTCATGACTTTAGCGCCTTGCGCAGGATCAGCATTAACTACTTTTTGCCGGGGAAATGATGCTAGATGTACCACTGCTGAAGGTCGGTAGTGCCTGAACAACCATTCTACACTATCTCGTTCGCTGATGTCAATGCGATGTATTTTATCGGTCGTGATTGATTTTAATCTCTGAGAAATTAGATAATCGATTTCGGCCTGAGGTATAATACCGTAGTTGGTTCGGGTGTCAGTGATTACCACTTGTTCACCGAGATCTTCTAATTTCTTAACTACATGGTGCCCTATTAATCCTAGGCCACCAGTTACTAAAATTGTCATAGAGTAGCGTCTTCTAGTCCTGCAGTTCTAAGTTTGACGATATTACTCAACTGCCATTGCTTGATGTCTAAGGCTTTGATAATGCCTAGCCATTTGTTACGTAGCAGAGCAAAGTCATTGATGATCTTTTCAAAATCTACAACATCAGCTTCACCTTCCACAAACTTTTCACAGTCTCTGGAACTGAGCTGACGTTGATAGTTTTCGAGATATTTACGAAAGTGTTGACTACGCAGTCTTCGAAGTTCGATATTGAGATATTCTAGAATACCTTCAATTTCTTGAAGTTGATTGAACCGAGTTTCTACGATGCCAGGCATCTGCGCAGAGGCTTTCTCGATGTTTCCCGTTACACGGACATCTTGTTTTGCTGAAATTAATTCAGCTTCATAATAGGCCACAGCATCAGGAATATTCGAAATATCCTTGGAAACTCGATCATACCAATTCATTTATTCCTCGTCGTCTTCGTATTCTTCTTCGATTTCCTCACCATCGATTGCGTAATCGATAGCATCGTCTAAATAAGGATCCACTCCTTGCAGTGATTCTAACACAGAGTCTTTGATACCGTAGTCTAATAGTGTATTAACAAAATCAGCGGCAACATCAGCTCGTTGTTTTTCTGGAATATGACCAATCACTACATTCCATATATCGGCGATTAAATCTTCTTTCATTCGGCTTCCTCCAAGTCTGGTTCAACTGTAGTAGTTATCTCAGAAATGGATTTTTCACCGTGTTTTGATACATCTGCCATGGCCTTGTCGAGACCGAGATTGTCATTGCGTTCCCAGGCCTTGCGGAACTGTTTGATGATCTCGCCATCGGCAGTGGTATAGACTAGGCTGTTTCCTTCTTTCTTGAGCATGCCTTTGGCTTCGAACAGGTCGACCAGTCCACTATATGGATTCATACCTGTTTCATAAGGAATCTTCACCTGCACTGATTCAAAAGGTTTAGCATATCGTGTTTTCATAACCTTGCAGGCAGCACGAATGCCTTTGACCTCTGAGATCTTGTTGCCGTCTTCGTCTTCTTTGAGTTTTAGCTTACGCATGGCAACTACGATTGAACTGGCGTAGATAAAACCCTGACCACCGCTGATCTTGTCATCTGGATCAAACATGTCTTGGCTGGCATAGGTATGATTAGTACACACCAAACCGATATTAAGACTACCAAACATGTTCACACAGTTGCGAACCAGTGCCGTAAGTGCTTTGGGCTTACGGCCCATGTCACCTTTGAGATCCCCGGCTTCAAACTGATTAACATCCGTGGGAGTCAGTAACATTCCAAGACTGTCTATCACGAACAAGATCTTAGGACGTGTGGCTTCATCCATGGATTTATATTCTGCTACGAACTCCACGATGGTCTTGGCCACATCATCGATCATGGCCATGTTCAACTTCATCAATTTATCTTCTGAAGTGTCTACGCCTAAGGCTTCTAGCCAATCTTTATCTAAGGCGTTTTCTGTGTCAATCAATATAGGAAATATGCCCGATGCCTGTGCGTTCTTGACCAAGTTACCGGCACAGATAAAACTCTTGCCTGCACCTGACTCGCCAGCAAACACAGTGACCTTGCCCAGGGGAATGCCTTTGTAAAAATCTCCACTGATCAAATAGTTCAGTGCGAAGTTGTTGGTTGAGATCCAGTCTACTGGATCATTGAAGCCAATACTAAGTCCTTCGATGCTCTTAGTAATTGACTTTCTAAATTTAGAAATATCAAATGCTTTTGCCATATTATTATCCTGTGATGAGAAGAACTCGGGCATAAGAACTACGTCTCATTGGCCCGAGCCGTGTTAATTACTGCTTTTGACGATTGCGAATCATTGCAAGGATATCTTGCGCACGACTAGCACCTTCAGCGGCAGCCGCTGGTGCTGCAGGAGCACTTACAGGTTTGACTACAGGAGCGGGTGTGTCATCTGCATCTTCATCAACTGGGGCTGCACGAGCAGATGCTTTGTTAGGATCACCAGTGGCCTGTCCCATACCTGCTGGTTTGAAATACTGTCCCCAGCGATCCATGTCATATGCTTCGCCATCCACTGACGCTTCAAACATTTCTTTCATCACTTTAAGCTCAACATCTGTAGGCTTCTTAGGAAGGAACCCGCTGAGATCAAACAGTCCGTGAGTGTCAATGGCTGCTTTTTCAACATCGCTCAAAGCACGTTCTCTGCGGCTCCACTTAGATGTTGAGTAGTCAGCGAATCCGCCTTTGGATGTTTTAGCGATACGGAAGTCTAGACCTTTCAGGAAGTCTGTTGGCAGTTCATCTAGTTCTGGATCCATCAATGCCGAGCGGATGATATTATAGATCTGAGGACCAATGATAAATCTACGGATAGGATTTTCTGGCGTCTTGTCTTCACCAATTGGATCTTCAACTACAAAGCCTTGGAAAATGTATGAACGCTTTTTCCAATACTTACGACCCATTTCTTCAAGACTTTTGTCTTTGAACCAACCACGCACTTCTGCGAGGATCGGACAAGCTGTGCCGTCGTTGTACATTTCCACGCATGGAACCTGCACTTGAACTGGACGACTATCAGTCTCACCTTTGATGCCAGCGAATGGCAGTTTGATCATCGCACGTTCTACCCAGAAAAATGTGTTGTTGGGATTGCCATCAGGTAGCAAACGGATAACCGCTTCCTTGCCTTCTTGCATGTTCCAGTGTGGGTAAATTGCGTTGTCTCCACCGCCGGTGGATTGTCCTGTGGACTTTGATTGTGCTTCTTGAAGTTTAGCACGGATTTCTGCGAGTGATGCCATTTTAAATGCCTCCTATGTTATGCCTAAAATGTTTATATGCCTTATGCACATGTTTTATTATGCGCTTTTTATTTATCAAGGTCAATGATTATCTGCGTTTTTTTGATTTTGTTTTGCCAAAAGAAAGGGCACCGAAGTGCCCGATCTAACTGCGACGAAACTTTTAATAGCCTGCTAGTTCTCTGATACGAGCCAATTCTGAAATCTGTGGATCTTGCTGTTGTGGGGCCATGCGCTCTACAAACTTTCGAGCAACTTGTTCTGCCTGTTCGCCAAACTTTTTGCCTACCATTATCACTACACCTTCAGGTCCTTTAGGGAACGTACCTGACTGCCTGTCATAGAATGATGTAATAAATTCTGCTAGTTCTTCAACTTTTATGCCTGAGCGTTCTTTGCGATCACGTTCTGATTTTTCATCTTTGTCTTTGACGTCTTTCATTGTTAATGGTGCTTGACCAGATTTCTTTCTATCAATCGCAGGTCTCTCATAATCTCTGGGATTGTCAGGATCTATAGCTTCCTGCGGAACTGGTTGTTGCACAGGAACTTCGGCTGCGGCTGGATCAACTGCTACTGGTTCTCCTTCCGGGGCAGTTTGGTCACCTCCTTGGGCTGCTTCCGGCTCATCGACCATATCACCAAAATCTAATTGCTCTAGAGTTTCTGGAGCATTTAATTCTAACCATTCTTTGACCAATGGTCTCACGCATGAGTCTGCGTCTTCGGCGGCCTGTGCTTTGATGCGTTTGTATAGTTCTGGATCTTCTATGATGCCTTTGAGGCTTTCTATGGCATTAGTGCCATCTACGCCTGCGGGGAAATGCTGTCCTACTAGTTCTTGTAGGCTCTGGACGGCAGTGGCCTGTGCTTCTGGATCTTCTGAGGTGATAGCGGATTCTTCACCCAGTGCCATCACCCATGATTCAAATTGATCAAATGGATCATAGGCGTCTTCACTGACTTCTAGATCTTCGTTGGCTATTTCTTCCTGTGTCATTGCGACTATGTCGTCGTAGCCTATGGTGTTTCCTTCTTTCATCAGTCTGTACAACACAGGAAACACTGATGCGATATCTTCTTTGAATGATTTTACAGTGAATTTTTCTTTGAAATCTTCTACCACGTCCTGTGGAATTTCTTCACTGTCATAGGCCTGAAAGTTTTCTTTGTATGCTTCGTAATGGCTCTGTTTGCTCAGTGCCTTGATCTGCTCGCGCAATTGATTTAGGTAAGTGGTTGATCTTTCTACTACTGAATTTGTATCTGAGTTCATAAGATCGTTACGTACAACATAATTACCAAAACTCTTTAACTGTGCGATTTCTTCGCTCATGCCAATTATGCTCTTGCCTAGATCATCATAGGGAACGCCACCGTTGGCCACATGTCTCTGCATGGCTCTAGCACCTGCTAGATGGATGAAAGGATATTTGAATCTTTCACCGTCTTGGTTTTCCACGAACAACGCACCTATGTGGCGTGTTCTTGCACCTGGCTGATTCTCATCCATGACCGCTTGGTTGTGTTTGATAATCAATCTAGTGTCCATTAATTTTTGGTAGCTCATGGTTCTACTACCATACATATTGCTTTCTGCCATCATACTTTCTCCGACTGGTTTTTGTATAGTGTCCTGCTTGGTCTGCTTGGGCTGTGAGTTTTGCACTAGAAATTCGTAGTCCCTGCGATCTAGATTGTCTTTGGCTATGTCTCTGGTGTCGAAACTCAGTAGTCTACGTTTAGCGAATTGGCGCAGCTCTTTGAGGAAACCGTACCAATTGACCTTTTGTTTTTCATCCATGCCTTCAGAAATACCATGACTGAAATATACCTTCATCGAGTTGGGTTCTGCAAGACTGATACTGACATGTCCTATGGGAGTCTTTCCTTCCATGTAGTCAAAATCAAAGAATCGAGCTTCTTCAGGATTGATGGTTATTTCCCCGGTTTCCGCACCTAATTTAAGGCCAGAAAACCGACTACGTACCTTGTAGAATAAATCTGTTGCTATGTTATTTCTTGCGTCCATAAGTATATTTATCAAAGGCCCATGCTAACAAAGATCGGCATAGGCATAGATTCTTCGGAGACTTTTTCAGTCATTTTATCGTAGATCTGCGGATCCCAATCGGCCAGTACATCGGCCATACGTATGATTAACAGTGTGCTGGATACTAGGTCGTCATGCTCACCGCTTTTGGCCTTGAAACCCAATCCAGTGGCTACAAAAGTCTTGAGTTCTGAAATCAAGGGTTTTGATTTAAGGCTCATTTTATTAGTTTCAATGAGATTTTTCAGTTGGCTGCAGGCAGTGATCTTTGAACGGTGCGTGGTGTTGAATCCTTTTCGGAACTTGCGTATGTGTCCTTTGCGTATGGGTTCTGAGAGAAACAGGCCGTAGAAGTTTTCTTCGCCTATGTCGTTGATCACTATCAGCGCAGCTTCACCGAGGCTGTTGTTTTCCACTGAATAATAGATCTGTGGTACACCGCCCTGTTCTTCTCCACGATCGTGTATGTATCTCAGTATTTCTCGCATGTGTTTGACCTGCTGCTGCACTGGAGTTTGGTTGTGATGCCATTCTGCTACCTGGGTCATTGTAGGCATTTCATAGACCTGTATGGCACCATAGTCTCCGCCTGTGCCTAGGCTGGGATCTAGAGCCACTAGATAGGTGGCCTTGGGATCTATGTCTTTGTACCAGCGTGTTTGTCCCATGGTCATTGTGGGATCTGAGCCTGCTAACTCGACCAGTTTCACAGAGTTGATCAGCGTTTCATCAAAGATCAAGAATTCACATTCAAACTCACGACGAAAACGTTCTTCACCAATTTTAGATCTTTCCACGTTGGCCCATGCGTCATCTCGATCTGGATGCTCTGACCAATGAGCTGTGTATGAAGCAAATCCGTTCTGTCCTACTTCGGCTTCGTTGCCAAATTCGTCAAAACGCTTGTTGGCCTCGGCCCATATCAACGCAAACTGATCTTCGTCTGAGTTTGGTGTGGATGTGATTATACACTTACCACCAGTGGCTAGTGTGGGACTCAAAGCTGTCCAAAACTCTTTGGCTTTTTCTGGCGGCTGCACAAACGCAAACTCATCGCAGTAGATCAATGAAAGAGATTTACCACGACCAGTGTTTTCTGTTGTAGTTGTGGCCTGTATCCTAGCACCGTTGTCATATTCAATGGTGTTTCTGTTGTATGAATAAACTCCTGCACGAATAAAGTCTGGAAGATTTTCATAACCAAATCTATATCTGTCCATGATGTCTTTGGCACCTTCATACTTGTGGGCAGCTATCAACACCTGACAGTCAGGTATGAACATGGTGTACCAAAGCAGATAACCAGTAGCACAGGTGGTCTTGCCCATCTGGCGAGGCAGCATGGCTATACACTGCCTATTAGTGTGTATGCTTTTTATCAATCTTTCTTGATATTCGTAGGGTTCAAAATTGATAGCGCCACGAGTTGGATGCTGTATCTTTAAAAAGTTAGTGCAGAAATACAAAGGTCCTGTGACAGGATCCAAGCAGGCTTCAAGATGCTTGACCTCATCCATTGTGTATTTGGTCTGAGCATGAGCCTTTTTAATCAGTACGCCGTCTAGTGATTTTCCCATATGTTTATTTACTGAAAAAAATAGGCTCCGTAGAGCCTATTTGGGTGTGTGCTGGATTTATGTAGTTGGCAGAGTGGTACCGTCAATATTAGTAACAGTGACATCTGTGTGAGCTGCTTTTGGTGTGATTGGTGCTTTCACCGTGAGAACTTCTTGATTCTCAATGGCATTAGTGCCATCAAATACACGATAACTTCTTTTGAATATATCCGTGCTGGTCACTGCTGTGCTGACATCGGTCACGTAGTCCTGATAGCCTTTGGTAATGCCTCTTACCACAAGCTCCTCTATGGCTAATGCAGTAGTTGAACAGGTAGTTGCTGAGGCCAGTGTTTCGTGATCTGAATTCTTAGCCACACCACCGCTAACTCTGCCTTCGGCGATCAGGAAGTTTTGTACGTTGCCCAACACAAAGGCATCTCTGTCATACTGCACGGTAAAGGTAAGTGTAGTAGTGGTGTCGTCTGCATTGTCTAACACGCTTGGACCTGTAGCTTCTAGTTCTTCTATGTCTAAGATCCTAAAATCGCCACCTCGGCCTAGATTTTCTAAAATTCCTTGCCAGCGTAGATTGCCTCTGGCTCTGCGTCGGCCAATTGCTGTGGTAGTGACCTGTGTGGCGAACGCACTGTTGTCTCTGGTTTCAACGCCACCTGCATCTTCATTAGCTGCTGTGGTTGAATAACCTGTGAGATCAATTACCACACGATATAACCCCGGTGTAAGTTGATCTGTGTTTTGTTGGAATCCTGATGCCATTATTTCGCTCCTTTAGCTTCTGCCAAACGTTGCATGAGTTCTGCACGTATGCCGGCACGTAGTTGTTCTTTGCTTTCATATGCTCCAGCTGCCATAGGATTGTCACCGCGATATGGTTTGCCGCTGAAGCTTTTCTTTGGTCTGTTTAGATCGTTGCCTTTGTTCATCACATCGGCGATAGTCTTGTAGCCGGGTTCGGAATCGTCTACACTGTTGCCGAACGCTTCATCTTTTTCTTTTTTCTCTGCGTCATGATCGTCCATGTCATGATCGCCGTCGTCATCACGGTCTAGAGTTTTGATCAATGGTTTTTCATCAGCGTGATCTTTTTCATGTGCATCTAGATCTCCGCTGTCATCATAGTCACTGTCCATTTCACCGCCTGGCATATCATCGTTGTCTGCGTCTAGATCTGGCAGCATTTTTAAAGGACCTCGGTCTAGGTCTCCAAGACCGCCCATTGGAGGCATGCCTGCTGGTTTGTCCATAGGCTCAATACTGATACTCGGTGGCATCATCGGTTTATCCATGCTTGGATTCACTTTCGTCACTAATTTCATCAATGACTCGATGTTGTCCATGCCTTGGGCATTTAGATTGATGCTCATTGTAGGTGGTGGTGTGTCTGGTTTTGGCGGAGTCATGCTCATGGGCGGAGACATAGGCGGTGCCATTGGCGAATCCATGCCGCAACCTCCCTCATTTGTGGGTTGATCCAGTTCACGCATGCGTGCCATTAATTGATTGAAATCCATGTATTAACTCCCTAGGGCGCTTTTAGCACCTGCTTTGTCTTGTTTGCCCTTAGGCAGTTTGTATTCCACGTTGATGCCATCCTTCTTGCGATCTTTGGCAGCTTTAGTTAAATCTTTTAAGAAACTCTTGTTGAAATCATCTCCGAAATAATCTTTGTGTTTGATTTTTCCTGTGCTTTTGTCCATGTCCTGTTCATCTAACAGTGCATCACCTGTGGGCTCATTGTCCATGAGCAGCTGATCCATTTCTGTAGGTTCGCCGCTGCCGCGTACACGAAAACAGTCTTCAGTGATTCCGGAGCCCTTGATCATAACAGCAATTTCTGGAGGAGTTACCGGATATTCTGTAACAACTTCAAACACAGTGACTTCCATGTTGCTTTTGTTTGGAAAATCCAGCGGAAACTTCTGTATAGGTGTTGTGCTCATCTTTTCAAAGGTCACGACCTTGCAGCGTTCTAGTTTGGTCTTGAGACTTTCCTGAAAATTCTCAGGAATGTCGCCAGCAACTTTGACCTTGAAGCTGTAGATTTTTTTGTTTTCAGTGAGATATTCTTTAAAAGTTTTCATACTTGTATTTATGCTTTTCCGCTTAATTTTTTCAGCAGCTCGTTGCGGTCTGTGATCACATAGGCAGCACCGTTGATGACACCGTCTTGTTCATTACCTGCGTCATTGTCTATTTTCAGCTTCTTTAGTTGTAGATCTACGCTCTTGAGTTTTTTATCTATCTTATTGGTTTTAGCAGTGATAGCGTTGCCCATCATGCTAGCAGCTACTTCAAAGATACGCCCTGCATATCTAACTTCTACGTTCATACCAAGATCCATTAGATCATCATATGCAGCTTCTGCTTTTTTAGCCAGCTCGTCTAGTTCTCTATCATCTAACTCATCGAGCTCTTTGATCTGCGGCAGTCCTCTAGTGATTTCGGCCACTCTGCGATAGCTGTCATCCAGGCTCTGTACCTGTTCATGTGTAGGTGCTTCAACTGGCGTTGCTGCCGTGTGTTCTGTGGTTTCTAGATTTAACAATTCTTCAAGTCTTTTGGTCATATCATACTTATCTTCGTTTTGTGCCTTGATGGAAAATGTCTGTTTCGTTTATCACCCTAAATTTTATGTTCTGCTGTTTGCACCAAGCGTTAGCAGCTTCCCATTTGGCCATGTTTTTCACATACTGCTGTTGATTATATTGGCTTCTGCCCACAGCTTCTCTAAATGTGTGATTAGAAGGTTTAACTTCTACAACTTCTGCGTGTTTAGCACCATTCTTATCTTGATACACGATAAAAAAATCTGGCACATATATGGTACTGCGACCAGTCAGGGGATCTCTATAGGGTATCTTGATGCTTTCTGAGGCCCAATTCTGTACGCCTGGGTGTTCATCCAACATCCGCATGAACACGAATTCCCATGAGCTGCGAGCCAACGGAGTTTTTAATCCTACGTACTTGGCAGGATTTTTCATTTCAAATCTACCCTGTGCGAATTTGCCCATTATGCAGCTATGTTTCTGATCTGGGCAGGTTTGACATCTGCGGTTCTAAACCCCAGAAGGCTGGTTGGCACACGATTATTGTTCAGTATCTCTCCAACTAATTGGCTGAGTTTGTTTTTGTTCGTCCCGGTAAGCGTATCTAAGATCTGTGAGATAGGAGTAGCATCAATCTTAGCCTGGCGCAGCAGTGTCATAGCCACAGTGGCAGCTGCATCTGAGTCAAAACCTGCGGCAGTGAAAAAGCTCACAGCGGCTGTGACGTCGTTGGCTGCGAACTCCAGCGCAGCTTCACCGTAGGTGTCAAAATACAGCTTGGTACCTGCGGCACTGTCTTGGATTTCAAATGAGGGTAGATTGGTAGCCATGTTATGCTTGATTTCCTGGTGCTGGGGGGAAGTCTCCTACCAACGGTCGTTGAGTAGCTGTGGTAGATGGCGTCGGTGTCGCACTCTTTGGAAATGCCGCACCTATAACTCCACCTACTGTAGATATAGCTGATGAGATATTTCCTGGATCGCTGAGTATATTGATGGCTTCTGATTTCAACTGTGCCGGTGTTAGAGATTTAAAATTCTTGTAGGTGTTTATTGATGCAATGGCAGTGCTGAGAAACCCTCCTTTGCTGTCGAACGCAGCACCGGAGCCGATATTTCCGAATATCTGCTCTAGCCCGTCTAGGACACCGCCTTCGCCGGTTAGTGTAGCAACGCCGCCACCTGCCACTGATATAGGGCTTGGCATAGAATCATAGTGAAGTGTAGCGAATCCTTTGGGATTATTAAATGATACCTGTCCCGCTGAATATTTAACTGATTCATATTCCAAAGTCATGGTACTTTCTGCAAATTCACTAGCTGCATAATCCATGTTACCGTGATTCCATGATTTGATTCTTGGATTAATCAAAGTGTATCCTAAAAATCTTCTGCGTGCCATGGTATAAATGCTAACTGATTTAAAAAATCCAGCAGTGACATCGTTGTCCATACCGTATCGGAAATTGTCTTTAGGAGTATCAGCCGCACGATATTTGGTTTCAGAATAGGCCGATTCTGGCAATTGTCTATCAGCAATATAATATCCATAATATACAGCCCACATCGCATTGATAACTCCCGTAGCATCATCGTGCATGGTTATGGACACAGGGTCGTAATTGAAATTCTTATAGACTAATTTTTTTCTATTATACTGATTTTTTACCACACTATCAAAATTATACTTAGGTAGTTCTACTGTTTTGACTAGCAGGCCAATTTCTTCATGATGTTTTTGTGTAAATGCAGGAACACGCACCACACTTTTGTCTAGATCAAATCTCACATAGTAGTTGAACTTGGTGCGAGGAGCCAGCCGCATGTTGCCATCTATGAACAACTTGGTGGCATGGCGCCAGTTTGCGCTCTGACCTTTAGGAGTTAATAAACCTTCGCCGACACCAGTGAGAAATCTTGTAAAATAGTTTGCCATACAAATATTTATGTCACAAAAAAAGCTCGAATAATCGAGCTTTTCTTGATTATAGGTTCAATTAACCCTGTGTAGTTGATGCACCAGTTACGGCTGCACCAAGAGAGCGTCCTACTGCTGCACCAATACCACCAATCGGGCTAGTAGATGCTGCGCCTGCTGCGAACTGAACCAAATTATCGTAGGCGAGCGTCAATGCCACCGTCATATGTTCATTGGTAGAATAGTTGGCATCACCGTAGTCTGCGTTCTGAACAAAGCATCCATATAGTTCGAATGTTTCTAGAGTTGAAGGAACCAAAGCGCCGTTACCACCGTCTAAGACTTCAATGCGTGTGGTAAATTTATAGTCGATACCTGAACGAGCAGATGCCTGTTCCATGAAATCGTATTGTTTCTGGATCTGTTGTCCCACAAGTTTTTGCACTTGACCGCTGGCATCATCACGTAAGGTCAATGTAATATTTTCCAGGGTATATCTTCCGGCCAGTTTGACTTTGGAATTATAGATGTCTAAGGTCATTTCTTCAAATGACACCTTGGGTCTAGTCACGTCCTGTACCTGCTTGGTAAGTTCTGTGGCAGCGGCAACTCCAAAACCCAACAATGTAACCCTAAAGCGATATTTTAATTTAGGCATCAACAGCACTTGTGTGCTGCCAGCTGCGTTAGTTGTTGGAATACCTAAATTATTCAGTGATGTAATTGCCATTTTTAAATTTCTCCTGTGTTCTTGACACGTAACGGAATGTAAATGAACTCAATCGCCTTCACGGGTTCAATTGCAATATCAACATACAGTTCGTTGCGATCTATCCTTGCAGGTGTGTTGTTGCTTTCGTCACAGACAACCGCAAAGTCGTAGAGTGCTCTTAGTCCTACTAGTTCTAACAATAGACTATCTACAGCTTGTTTGATTTCATCACGTGTGATTTTATCATTGGGTTCAAAGATATACGGACGAGCTAGCTTGTTCAACTGGCTGCGTAGATATACCACTAAACGTGCTACATTGATACGATCCAATGCTGAAGCGTTTCTTGCGCGAGTCTTTTGTCCGTGTGCTACTAATCCTATTCCGTTGAAGAATGGAATTGGATTGATCTTAAGATCATACAATGTATCACGCTGTCCTTCGTTTAGAGCTACAGTTTGGAATTCACCTGTGGCAGCGTCAATATAACCCACTGCTGTTGCATTAGTAATACCACCTCGACGTGTTCCTGCTGGTGCAAACCATGGGAAGCTGACGTTGTCACTGAGTGTGATGGTCTTCAGCATCATGTGGCTAGCTGGAACCACTGCAGGCGAACCGCTGAGATCAGTGGTGAATCCGTTTGGATAATAAACCGCCAAATACTCATCATATGTAACAACACCATCGTCACCGTTGTCTGTGACTAGGTTAGCATTAGTACCCCATGTGGTTAAACTTGTGGCATCTGAAGGTAGTCTCAACGGTGTGTCGCCAACCACGAACGCTGTAACACCGCGATCGATGTTTAGATTCACTAGATTGCTCAACAGTTCTGGATAACCAGGAGCAGCTATGATGTTGAAATTGCGGCGTTCTTCGTCACGGATCTCTTGACTGGTATCAACTACACTCTTCAAGGCCTGTGTTACAACCTTGCGCTGTGCTTTGCGACCAAATGATCCTGAGCCATCTTCGTTGTTGCCTGAAGCTGTGGTCCAACGGTCTGTGGCATAGGTTTCCATGCTTTCACCGCTGCCGCTGACAAATGCTGAACCTGCTAGTGTAGCTGCACTGGTTCTTGGATTATCAGCGGTAGTATCAATGTAGCTGTTTTGATACTGTTTGACGTTACCTCCGCTGCGGCGTAGGTTCCATAACAGCATACCCTTAGGATATAGTGCAGGATCCGGAGCGTCTGGATCTAAGAAGTTGTTGGTAATTAGGTCTTCTATGGTGCTGGCCACTGTTGAAGTACCTGCGGTATTCCAACGTGCATCTGCAAACAACACACCTTCTTCTGTGGTATCGTCTGCTTTGTCTACCAGTTCCCAACGCTGTGCAAGATCAGGTACATCACTCAAGTTGGTGTTGTATCTGTAAATGGTAGGATAATTTTCAAGATCCGCTGTGCTGATCCATATATCACCATTGGCAGTTACGCTGGCCTTGTAGGGATTTGAAGCTGACACTATAGGCAGATATCCGTTTCTCAATGTTGCTGTGGCTGCTTCATAGTACGGTGCTGTCGAATGACGATATCCAACCCATGTATTACCATTGTGCACCATTAGATCAACTTCTGAGAAGTTCGGATTATACCATAACTGACCGTCCTGTGGCTCGTTCAACGGAGCATCTGGAGAAGCAGCAAATCTTGGATCCGAGGCTGCTAGTGGCTTCCAACCAGAAGCTAGGTAGCCTCCTACTGCAGATTCTGCAGCGTAGAAGTTTTCTGTGCCTGCTAGTGTGTCTATGTTGTAAGCAGTAAACATACTGGCCACTGCGGTGCTTACTGTATCTACTAGTCTAAAATCTCCACCTAGTGTGTGACTGATAATTAATCTGTTAGATGTAAGGCTGACTGCTGTAACAGAAGCCACAATGTTGGTAAATCCAGCTGCGTTAATAGCCGCAGCCATTAGTTCTGCATCTGCGCTGGTATTGACTGCTGTAAATGTAATTGTTTTCGCAGTGTCTAGGGCAAGTGTGGTTTTCAGTGATTCACTGATGGTAAATGTTTTGGTACCTGATGATCCCAATGTGCCGTTTTTAATTATATTGCTGGTGATGCTGGTAGCTGAACCTACAGCAATATTTCTACGCCATAATCTAAATGTTGCTGTAGCAGGTGTTGTGTCAAGACCAGATGTTTCTTTGGCATTTGACTGTGTGAATAATGCATCTTCTGCAATACCTGCACCGCCTCCGCTGCGATCTAGATAGTACAGAGCTGCTGAGGTGGTGTCATAGATAGGTGCTTCATAGCTGACCCATGACAGTGTGGCTGAGCTCCAACGTTTGGCTCTCAAACGAGCGCCGTTATTGGGTTCGGTGGTTTTGACCCACACACTGCCAGTGGCTGCTCCGCCTACCGTTCCGGCATTATCTGCAAGTTTGAACGCAGGTATTGATGTATGGGGTTGTTGTGCTAGACGAGGATTGAGATATGTTCCTGCTGTCAATCCAACATTACTTAAAGGAGATGTTCCAACCGCTATTACAATTCTGCCATCTGCTCCGGTTGAGTCGTCGGTGGCGCTTGTTTCACCATTGGAGTAAATGTACAATCTACCGCTGATGGCCTGGGCGCTGACTCCTTCAATACTGCCAGAGTTAATAGCTGAGGCCACTTGCGTAATAGTTCCTGTACCAGTGACCAAACTGTTGTTTATATAAAAATCATAAGTCACTGAAGTATTAACTGCTGTCCCGCTAACTGTAGGCCAGCTAGACTGCCATTCGTTAGATCCAACTAGAACCCATTCGCCTGCATCAACCGCAGCTACATTGCCACCAGCAGACGCTGGAGCACCGGGACTCTTGTAATAGATTCTAGCATATTCTTCTTCTGCACCAAAACTAGTGTCACCTTCCACTGTGCGGAAAACCACAGCATAGTCACCAATCTTGCCTACTCCTTCTTTTGGGGCGTTGCCATTAAGAACAATTTTTGAAGGATAGTCTGCGTCTGTGAGTACGATTGGCACTTTATATGTGAATTTCTGGCCGCCTGCTACTGTTGCAGCGGCACCATTCCACTCTTGGATACCCCAGGTTGTGGCCTGCGTATCAATCCACCACTGGCCGTTTGTGGGATTCGCTCCCGGGGCGTCAGTCTGTGCTTCTAGTTCGTCTAGGTCGACATCTGCTCTTACGATAAAAGCAGCATTGCTTACACCCAATAAACTGTAGGCTGTAAGCAGTCCGTATTCGTTGCGCTCTGAACCATGTACAGGAGTAGCACTGGCTGTTTTCTCAAAGAATGGAACGCCGAATGTTTCTGTAAGTTCTCGCTGGCTGGTTATCTTAAAGGCCTTGCCAGCATTGGCCGCTGTGGTACCTAATGCAGTGCCTGTGCCTGCACCATTGGTTTTATCTTGCGCTGTTGCTACTACGATAAGAGGTGTGGTACCAGGTTCTGCTGGTGTATAAAAACTCTCGTCGATTACCGTAACTTGTACGCCTGGTGATTGTAGTGCCATCCCATTTTCTCCTGGTAATAGTTGCTCATAATATTTAGCTGTATCAAGTAAAAATGGATGATTACGTGCCAATCAAAAGGGGCGCAAAAGGTACAGAAGCGTTAAATATCTGTATGAGACCACTATGCAAGTGCGGTGCAAGACCCTGTGCTGTGAACTATAAGAAAAATTCCAAGACCTATTATAGAAGTCTCTGTGAAATCTGTATGGCTCATGGGTTATACACAGGAGTGCCACGATGGTTGCGCAGTGGCTATAGAATGAAATCGCAGTGTGAAAAATGCGGGTTTCGTTCTCCGCATGCGGAAGTTTTTAGAGTGTTTCACATGGACGGCAATTTAGACAACTGCCGAGCTGCGAATCTTAAAACCATATGTCTAAACTGTGCTGGCGTTCTGAGCAAAGAAGGAGTCACTTGGCGTCAAGGTGATCTCGTTGCTGATTATTGATCTCACAGTATCGTAGAGCTCGTCTATGCTGTGATCGTTGATCAAGATATGATCAAACTCTGTGCCCACCCAAGCAGTCTCTGAAGCGTGTATCTTTCGCATCTTGAGATCTTGATGAGCCCAATTATAGCCTTGATTAGCTGCCACTGCGGTATCATACCACTCGGGTAACGCACCACGTTGCACCCAAATGATTTTACCGCCCGCATTGCGTATGCTGGCAATTTCATTAGGAAAACGGCAGTCTGAGATTACCACATGATCCTGTGAATTTCGCAGTTTGTTTTCTAAACTGGCTATCCAGATATCATCGTGGAAGGATTTTCTACAGACTTCTGTGCCCCAGTATTGCAAGACCCATCGAGGGGTTAGCGTAGGCATATCTAAGCGTTTGGCCCACCATGGATCTACCTGTTCGCGCCACTCACGAGCTGCTTTAGTACGACCTTCCAACATGGTTCTGTCCCAACCAAATACGGCTGCCACAGCATCTTTCAGTGTGCTGGCAAATGATTCTCGTCTAAATTCGTGGAAGTTAACCAGATAGTCTGCGACGGTGTCCTTGCCGCTGCCAATAAAACCACATACTCCTATAATCATAAATGTCTCCTTACAAAGACAGTATACTATAGAATAATCAAAGAGTCAAGAATTTTTAGCCAATTATCCAAGAATACCCTGAACCGCCGGGCACTAGCTTCATTAGGTCATCCACTAGTTTTTCCATTTCTGCGGCAGCTTCAGTTTTCATAGCAGCACCGTTGAGCCCCGAACCACCCTGTGGTCCTGCGATCTGTGCGAATTTTTCACGTGCTTGGCCCAGCATCATCTTGCAGTTGGCCAAGGTATAGTCCTTGATCCACTGCCCAGAATACACATCATCTATGATAGCGAAGTCGGGTTTGGTATTATAGACCTGTAGCATCACAGACTCTTCGCCTCTAGGACGTTGATGTATGATCAGCTTATGGCTCTGTGGGTGCCATGTGAAGTTGATAAAGGAGCCGAACATTTTGCCCACCAGTTCCTGATATTGTGCAAACAGTTCATAGGTAGCTAATCCGCCCATGTTAGTCGAGCTTAACAGATAGGTATTGGAATAGGCTAAATTGAACGGTTCAAACACCGTTCCACCTGTGCCATTGCCCGTTCTAGATCCCACTGAACGACGGAATATCTGTCTAACCTGTTGTATTTCTTTAGGAAGGATATATTCGTTGTTGCTTTCAGTTAGTGTGAGAAAACAATAACTTTCCTCTACAGCGTTATCACTGCGCTGCCTAAACACAGCTAGACTGCGATTCAGTGCGGTTTCGTAGTGTATAGGGTCTAGTTCTATGTCGATCATGCCGTCACCCAGCATGGCCTTGCAGTAGTCAAAAACCTGTTGTTTTGCTTGATCAGTTGTGCTCATGATAGTATTTATCGTAGCGGTAAATATATGACTATGCCAAGACTCAGTCTCTACCGGCCCCAAAAGGGCAATGATTACCGATTTATAGATAAAACCATCTGGGAAATGTTCCAGGTTGGCGGCACGGATGTGCTGGTGCACAAATATCTTGGGCCCGATACCGCTGTGCAGGGCAACACTCCTTCGACGCCCACGTACAACACAGACGATCCCTTTAACATACAGGATCTATTGTTCTTAGAAAATCGAGATCGCAAATATGATCCCGACATTTATCTGCTTAGGGGGGTGTATAATCTCTCAGACATAGATTTCAATCTCAGCCAATTTGGACTGTTTCTACAGAACGATACTATTTTTATTACGTTCCACATCAACGACACTGTGGAAAAGATAGGTCGTAAAATCATCGCAGGTGATGTGATAGAACTGCCGCACCTCACAGATGAATATGCGTTGAACGATCTTCAGTATGCGCTGAAAAGATTTTATGTCATCGAAGAAGTAAGCAGAGCAGCAGAAGGATTTTCTGTGACATGGTATCCGCATCTGTACAGAGCCAAATGCAAACCATTGGTAGACAGCCAAGAATATAAACAGATCTTAGACGGCATAGCCAACACAGACTCCGACCGAGGCTCCTACAATGCTGATATCACTTACTATCCTGGAGACATTGTCACAGGCGCAGATGGCAAGAAATATCAGGTCACCCAAGAAGTAACAGGAGTTGCACCTCCCAATGGTACCTACTATGTGATCGCTGACACGCTGAAAGATATCATCTCTACCTACAACAAAGAAATGCAGATCACGTCAGCTGTATTAAATCAAGCAGAAGCTGATGCTCCTAAGAGTGGATATGATAACAGCAAGTTCTACACCTTGCAGAGAGCAGAGGATGGCACAGCGGAACTTGCTTCGGTAGATGCCACTGCTGTGACTGTAGATGCTGAGACACAGGCCACTGACATAGATGGCACACCGTTGTTTGATGCAGACGGCAATCCTGTCTACGTAGGACAGACTGCAAGCTCGATGCTTATGTCTGCAGACGGCGACGGCTATAACGGGTATCTGACCAGAGATGGCCTGCCGCCTAACGGCGCTCCATTTACTGCTGGTATCGCATTTCCTATCAATCCCACTGTGGGGCAGTTTGCTCTTAGGACTGATTATCTACCCAACAGACTGTTTAGATTTGATGGCAGACGTTGGACTAAATTTGAGGACAATGTGCGCATGACCATGAACAATCTCGGAGCCAGTGATGTGGCTGCAGGTGGTACCTATGCTGGCAAAGATATTCGTCAGACACAAAAGGCCACGTTTGTCAACAACACCACAGTGACTACCATAGATGGTCATGAGACCAAAGAAAAGCAGAGCCTTACCAAGGCTCTAAGACCACAGGCGGATGAATAATGGATTTTTTCTATGACGGACAAATAAGACGCTATGTAACACAGTTCATGCGTGTGTTCATAGGCTTCAAATACAAAGCTGGCAATGGTGATGAGATCAGTGTGCCTGTAAGCTATGGTGACCAGGCACGCCAGGTAGCTGCTATCATCAAAGAAAATTCAGAAAATAAAATGCCGTCTGTGCCCAAGATCAGCTGTTATATCAGTGCCCTAGAAATGGATACGTCGCGGCTCAGTGATCCTACGTTTGTTTCTAAAGTGCATGTGAGGGAACGCAGATTCACAGATGCTGCGGGAACTAGAGAATATCAAAATGCGCAGGGTGGCAACTATACCGTAGAAAGACTAATGCCAACTCCTTTCAAGATGACCATGAAAGCAGACATATGGACTTCTAACACAGATCAAAAGCTGCAACTGCTGGAACAGATCCTTGTGCTGTTTAACCCTAGTCTAGAACTACAGACCACAGACAACTATCTAGATTGGACCAGTCTCAGCACACTGTATCTTACCAGCACAAACTTTACCTCAAGGACTATTCCTGCTGGTGCGGAAAGCGAAATAGATGTCTGTAGCCTTGACTTTGAAATACCAATCTATATCACTGCCCCTGCGAAAGTTAAAAAATTAGGTATCGTACAGACTATTATTTCAAATGTGTTCACAGAAACTGGAGATGTTGCTGATCTCGAACAGTTAATTTACAATCGTGAAAAACCAACAGTATCTATAGTAACTAATTCTAGTAACAGATATCGTGTGCTGCTGTTTAAGTCTAACACAGGCAACCTCACAGACAATCAGTATGACCTCACGCTGGTCAATCCTGACGCAGCAGTCTTATCACTGGGACTAGATGCACAAGAATATAAAAATGGTGAGCCCGTAGAATGGGATCGTATCCTAGAAGTACAGGGCGGATATGTACCAGGCAGCGATGTGTTTTTTCTCAAAGATAGTGACAGTGAAATTGTTGGCACATTTGTGATCAATCCTTTAGATAGAACAGTATTGACTGTGACTCTAGATCCAGATACCTATCCTGCTAACTCAGATATAGCAAGTGCTATAGAAACTCGTGGCACCGTGGATGCTATCATCGATCCTTACAAATACAATCCTCTAGAAGTGTATGGTAATCATGCTGGTATTCCTATAGGTTTGAGATTCCTCATGTTGGAGGATGTCAACAACAGTGCGAATCGCGGAGGATTCATCGAATACCCTAGTAATCCCGCAGACAGCACCAATGTGCCTTATCGCGGACCACAGGCTTGGCGTGAGCCCGGCAACGACGATTCGTCATGGGAAAACCAGGACGGCACTGATCCTGTAATCACAGCTAACTCCATCATAGAATGGTCCGGAACCAAGTGGAACACTATCTGGGATCCCGATGATAACACCTTACAAGATGATGCCGTTATTGATCAAGATTTCGAAGCCACCTATATCCAAAACATCCGCACAGGTATCAAATACAAATGGGACGGCTCGCAATGGCTCAAGGCCTTTGAGGGCGAGTATGCGCCAGGACGTTGGAACTTCAGGATGGTCTGACGCTAAGTACTCACATGCAACAGCGTGCCGGACTGCTATTTTTAGCCAAAACCACAGGTAGAATACTGTTGATCCTCGAGGATCAACGATGGACTGTACCTACTTTCGTGAGAACAGGACCTTTGTTGGAAGACAGTGCTCCGCTGCTCAAAGATTATGCCACAGGCAGAATACTGCCTATTGAGTTGTATCTGTCAGAGGATCGAGGATTTGAATACGGCACCTATGTGTGTGTGGTTGATCAAGAATTTCTAAACTCTGCGGTGCGGACTGTGTGCTGGGCCGATCTAGATGATCTTCCTAAACAACTGCATCTGGGTTTGAAAACCACGCTGAATAATCAAGTGATCAGAATTAAAATTGAAACTATCATGGAGTTAGAAAATGTCAAGCCTACTACAGAAATCTAGTAGATTTCAACAAGACCACGAACGGTATCTAGCCAAGATTGAACAGATTCCAGAAGGTGAGTTCAAACAAGAAGTCAAAGAACTGCTGAACAAATTGATCTCTGAAGTTAGAAAACTAGACACCATGCACATGGAAATGATCTATACCAAACAGATGCCGTCTATGGGTTCCGATATGAAACAGAATATAGTAGCTATTCGTAAAAAACTAGATAACAAATTAAAAAATCTAGACTAGTTTCACTCTAATTAGATGCTGCCAAAGTTCTTGATGGTTATAGTCCCTATCATACCAGCATGAGATTGACACTGATATCTATAGTTGCCTGATATAGAATCAGGAATCTTCCAATACAAAGTACCCGATGACTTGCCCTGTGCTGCTGCCCCTGTGGTCACAACTCCGCTGGTGGTTACATGCACCAATCCAGTGTTGTAATTGGTACCGGTGTTGTCCTGTATTAGGAACGGATGGCTAGTAGCGCCGGCCAAATTGAATGCGATAGTCGTAGCATTGATGGCATATATGGTAGGATCATCTGTGGTACCGTACTGATCAAATCTATAGGCTGATGTGCCGTTGGCAGTGACATCCAACATAGTGATCGCAGGAAGATAAAATCTATCCACGGTGAGACTTCCTGCATCGCTAAGACCAGTGAATGCAGTAGCGCCAGCGGCGACTGTGCTGGTTATAGTTACTGTGTCTGTGCCTGCATCTGTGGTAATAGAAATACCTGTACCGGCTGCTATTGTCAGTGTATCTGTGCTAGAATCTGCTACGATGTTGCTCTGTCCGGTGACTGCCACAGTGGAAAATGTATTTTGAGCAGCACTGCTATTGGTTATAGTTATCGTATCTGTACCGGCATCTGTGGTAATAGTTATACCACTACCAGCTACCAGTGTTAATGTGTCTGTGGCAGAATCAGCTACAACAGAACTTTGTCCAGCTACTGCGATAGTAGCGAAACTGTCGGATGCTGCTCCGCCGCCGCCTGCTACTGTAGCCCATGTATTATCTCCTCTGAGATAGGTAGTAGCGTCTCTAGTGCCAGACGCACCTAGTCTAAGCACAGGTACTGTCCCGCTGGTAAGTTCAGTGGCGTTCAATGCAGTAAGATTTGCACCGCTGGCGGCTGGCAGGGTCGCAGGCAATGCTGTGAGATTTGCTCCGCTTAGTGCAGGCAGTGTAGCTGGAAAACGTGCATCTGGTATAGTTCCAGCAGTCAGTTGTGTAGCATTTAACGCAGTCAGAGAACTGCCGATACCACTGAAGCTGGTAGCTGTCAATAATCCAGCGTCTGATATAGTCGCAGAACTGTTTTGAATGATTGTACCTGTGGTACCATCGTAGCGTATGATAGCATTATCCACATACCCGCCGCCTGCGCTTAATACATCCCCTGTTCCCGCGCCTGACGCTCCTGTGGGGCCTGGTGGTCCTTGTGGTCCGGGAACTCCTACGGCGGTGGTCGATTGCCTTGTCCCGTCCGCGAATACAATTTCATTGCCTACCACAACATCTGAATCAAATGCCACCGTAGGCGTAAATGTGATGGTGGAACTGTCTGCTGAATCTATTGTGGTTCCTACAAAAGTAATAGAACCTGTGCTGGTAGTTGAACTTATGGTTACGGTGTCTGTGCCAGCATTGGTAGTAATAGTAATATTAGAGCCGGCGACTAGGGTTAGTGTGTCAGCAGTAGAATCGGCTATCACAGAGCTCTGTCCTGCAACAACCACAGTGCTAAATGAATTGGGCAGACTAGATTCGCTGGCTACTGGCACCCAAGCACTGGCATGAGCGTAATACAATTTCCCCGTATCGTGTGCGTGGGCTACCATACCGTGCCAATCTACAGCAGGAACTTCACTGGTTAAATCAGCCAGTGTGTCCCAGTGGAAACGTATCTTATTTTTTTGGCCAGATACTTCCAACAGTCCGTTGATGTGCAACATACTGGCGCTATCGTGTGTATGCCAATAAACTTCAGCAAGATCGTTGACCTGACTGCCTGTACTAGGATAGTAGGCTATTCTACCAGCTACACCTGCCTGTACCCCACCACTAAATCCTGCTGAATTAGCTTTGGCAAGGAAATCTGAGTTAGTGATATTTGTTAAGTCTGCCTTAGCTAGTGTATAACCTCCCTGATATTGTCCGTCATACAAACGAAGTGTATTTGTATCTTTATCGTAGAATATTTCTCCGCGAGATCCAGTTTTTCTATCTAGAAAATCAGCATCTCTAGGTATGATTCTTAAAATATTGAGGGTTTCTCTGGTCATAATAGTATTTATCGAAAAATGATTTAGGTTTTCGCCAAATAACTATATTACAATTAAGTTAAAATATCAAAGATATCGTCTAGACAAAATAACTTTATAAAATACTAATATATCCAGCAGAATCTTCTGGCCCTGGACACACGTTTCCGACAAAATCAACATTGAGTGTTTGGCGTATTCCTGGACCTTGAGGATAAACGCCATGTAGTAACCAGCTAGGAAAAATTACGATCATTCCCGGTTTTGGAGATATATGAACTACTTTATGTTTTACCGGAGTTAATGGATGATAGGGATCGGACTGTAATACAAAATAAATTTGACCCGCTTTATCGTCGTTTTTATTTTGTTCCGGTACTTCGAGATAGGTCACAGAGCATACAGAATTTGGTCCATGATCGTGTATCGTATGATAACTGCCTTCTTCGCCGATCACAGTCCACGATCTGTTTGCTGAAATTCCTTGCCATTGACCTGGCATAAGACCGTGATGTACCAATAACTTTTGTACGGTGTTTTCATACCACAATTTAAGTTCAGCCCATCCTTGTGGTTCTTCATGAACTTGGGATGGCATCCATGACGGGTTTATTAAGTAGTGCTGTCTAGATAATGGGCCTTTAGCTGTGGTATATGATGACCAATCTTCCGACGTTACATCACTGACTACTTTTTTAATAGTACCTAAATCAGCAATGTGATCAGTGATCAGCCAATTTAATCCTTGACTAATTATCAATTTATCTGCTCTGGATTGTCAATTAGCCATTGTAACGCCTGCCTATGATCAACAAATTCTCCAGAATCGATATCCTCTTTAGGAAGATTATACGGTATTGATTCCATTAGATGTTTAGCCTGCATGTCCACATCTTTCTGTGCTAATTCTTTGCTGATTAATCCTAGACCATGCATTACTAATATCCAGTTGGCTTCTTTAAACATGACTTTTCTATTTGAAAATTCTGACTTACTAGGAAATTTGTATTTGTATAATTCTAATTTGTCTTCTAACCCCGAAGGTTTTGGAAGAGTCTTAGCAGATTTCCAAAAATCTGTGTCAGTTCTCTTAGTGATATAATGTAATGCTACATAATCTAAAATATTTTCAAGAAGTTCATCACATTCTTGATTGAATTCGTCGATCACCCGAGTAGTTTTAATTTCCGGTATATAAGCAGGTAATAAATGATTTAACTTGAATGCCTGTTGTATACTGCATCCTATTGAGCTGGCTTCTAGAGGTTCAATAAAACTGCTAGATAAACCAATAGCTACACAGTTTTTTACCCATGATTTTTCTAAACATCCTGCATCAAATTTTATTTTTTTTGCTACTTGTATTTTATGTCCATAGAGCTTTTCAACTTCGTCAACGGCCTTGTCGAAATCTATAAAACTATCATTGAACACGTAACCATTGCCGTATCGTTGTTGAGTTGGAATTCTCCATAACCATCCATTGTTCATTGCCTTTGCTAGTGTCCAACTGGGAATTTTTTCTGTGGTTTCTGTAGGGAATGCGATAGCACTGTTCATTGGAAGATATTTTTGGTAACTGCGCCATTTGACCCCCATAGTTTTGTGCAAAAGCAAACGATGAAATCCGGTACAATCGACATATAAGTCATAACTAAGGTGTTTATCAGTTGTGGTAATTAACTCTTTGATTGCGCCCTGCTCATCCAATTTAACTTCTTTGATTTCTGCTTTTATGGTGTTTATTTTTCTTTGATCGCAGAGATCGTGTAGGAATTTATTTAATTTGGTTGTGTTAAAATGAAATTGGTTTATAGTAAAGAACGGCATTCTATGCAGACTAGGTTCTATATATTTGTGAATGAGATCCTTGGGGCCTGCTCCGTTGGCTATCAGATATGAGTATACAAATTTACTGTTGCTTTGACTCTCCATGTTAAAAGCACTGCTAATTGTGTGAATATAATTTGTACCATCGCCATTCCAGTTATCAAAATTAATACCGTATTTAAAAGTACAATCAGTATGTTTGACCAGCTCAGTGGTACTGATATCACAGTGCTGCATGAAGGTAGCCCAATGTTCAGTGCTGCCTTCTCCTACCCCTACGATTCCTATCTGATCTGATTCTATCAAATCAATCTGTAGATTAGGATATGTTTTTTTTAAAATCAAAGCGGTAGTTACTCCGGCTGTGCCCCCACCTACTATAGCTATGTTATTAATCAATGTCAGTTACCTTTTAAGTTTTAAATTGTGTTTTTGTGTTCAACTGAGACACCCTCTCCGATTTCGTCAGGAGTATATTTGTTGGGACCTTCGCAGAAATATATTGTAGCATATCCTAGGTATATGCTTCTAACATAATCAAATTCCCAAGTGAGTATATTTTCTAATCCGATATTTTTCCAGGTTAGTTTCCATGACGGATCAATGTCGTCCATGTGATCGTATTTGAATTCATAGACAATTGTACATTTGGCCTGCCATTTGAATTGATTTATCAATCCTCGCGGGTCATTTACTAGTTCTAACGCTGTTGCAAATATCACAGTATCAAAATCTTTTGGTAAATTAGATGCATCAATGAGTGTTGTTGAAGGATCAATGGCGTGGAAAACCGACGGTGTTGTTGGTTTTTTTATAGCATCCGTGGGGTTTCCGATGTAGAGGACCTTTCCGTCTTTTCCGATAAACTGAGAAATTATTTCGTCATGATGCATGTCTATCTCCTATGCAACTACTTATTTTACAGTAATAAGATATGAGATCAAATATGAATTAATACCCGTATAGTTCCCAACCGTAGCTGGCCCAACCGCTACCACCGCTTGTAACAACTATGCGGTATGCTAGGTATGGTGTAGTATTGGTTGATTGGTAATCCAGTGCTTGGCGGTCAAATGCTGAGCCTGGGCCGCCACCGTCACCTGTAATAATTGTGGTCCAGTTTCCAGCATTATGGAAGTTTGCACCTTGACCACTATCGTTACTACCTTGAATAGTAAATGCTTGTAAATGGTTAGTGTGAGCAATTAGACGTAGTTGATTTACAACAACTCCGTTAGGATATTTGTTACCCATGTAAACTGCACAAATTCCGTTAAAAACAGCTGGACTAGAATGCCAACCGTAGCTTAGACTTCGCGTACGATCATCTCCCAGGCCATCGCTGGCCGCTGATCCAGCACCGCCTGCACCGTTATTTCTTACAGCAGCGTTTTGCATATTCTGTTGACTATGTGGCATGTCAGCAGTATTAAGAGGAAGTTTAGGAACGTATTCTAAAATTGTATATTGTCCCGGCACACTTTGGCCGCTGCCACTACCGTCCCACCACTCAGTGTGGAATAGATGCGCATTGTGATTACCGTCTACGTATGCTCGATATCTGTGCCCCATACGAGCTTTTTGTCCAGCGCCCCAGCTTGGAATATCCCATTCTATGGCGTTGGTATTTTCTATTTCGTGTCCGCCTCTAGTAAAGCGGCCATACTCTATGTCATCTCTGTAAAAAATATAGTGCATTATCATGTGGCTGGAACCATAGTCTCTGGTGTGAATGCACCATGTGGATCTTATTCTACTGTCTGATCTTACTGGAGTAAAATCGGCATAGCCTCCAGGCATCCAATAATAGGTGTTATCACCACGAATCCAGCCGTTTCGGTGTGTGTAACTTACTCGTTGAACTACCCTGTGAGCGAAATCTTGTATGTTTCTGGATATTGATCCATCTTCACTTTGAATGGTTGAAACGTTTAATTGGGCGGTCATGGTGCTGTCACATACTCCTCTACCATTACGTAACTTGGTACTGATCTACTAGTGTCGCTGCCGTCAAGCCAACGACGGCCGTTGAAATGTGTTGAGTGCGTTCCGTCACCGTATTGTCTAACTTGATATCCCATCATACCTGCTCGCCCCGCACCCCAACTAGGAACTTCCCATCTATGAACATGTGCATGACTCATGTGCGTTCCTGATTTACTGTGACGAGCATATTCTTGACCACCTGCATAAAATTTCCAATGAGTGATACTGTGGCTATTTTGACGATGCCCCACAGGAGCATTGCAGGTATATACCAATATACTGTTGCTATACATGGGAGTAATACTCAAAGAATTTCCTGGAATTGGTCTGTATTCGTTTCCTGGATTCCAAAGTCCTCCACCGCCTTGCTCTGGATTTCCACCACCGTGGAATCGCTTGTAAATTCTCTGCACCAATCTTCTTTGAAAATAAGTGGTGGCTAAACTGACACTGGCAGTTGAGTTAGTAATGGTATTAACTCTTAAAGTTGCAGTCATAATTATTTAGGATACTTGGCTTTGATTTCTAATCTACGTGCTTGTAATGCCTCAGCTTTTTCGGGACGATTTTCAACTACCATTTCCCATAGTGCAACTAGAATTTCATCTTTACCGGGGTATTCACCAGGTGTTGATCTTTTCTGGGCAATTTTCATCAATCTAATTTCTTCTTTGATTGTTTCCCATTTAGCAGCTAATGCTTCTCTGCTGGGCATTGGTTCGCTTGGTTCCATCCACGAAATATCTTCATAGTTGGGGCCTCTTACACCGTACTGGCGACCTGCATAGAATCTATGCATAACTTCACCGAAATCTATTTCACTTGACATGTTTTATCTCCTAATCTTTTGGTTGTATAATACCATAATGTTATTTAGCGGGCAGTAACTATGCCTTCGGTATTATCAGCACCGGCTGGTAATCCTGATTGTGCCCATTCTTCAACTATTAACTGTCCGTAGGCGTTTTGAGTTGATGTAGTGCCGTTCCAATAGTATGTTCTATACAGTCTAGTTTCGTGGTTGTCGTTGGTATGAGATCGTACTTGATATCCAATACGTCCAGATGATGTACCCCAACTTGGTACATCCCACTTCAGTGTATTTCCATCTTCCACATGTGTGCCGCCCATACCATGTCTATAATAAAGAACACCATTAACATAAAATCTCCAATGGCTGATACTGTGGGCGGCGTTTGACCAAGCTGTTGGCACACGCCAAATAAACACAATCCTGCTGTCTGCACGTTGGGGAGTAAAATCTACAAATCCTCCTGGTGCCCAGTTGCTGGTAGTGTCCGGATTCCATTCTCCTGAGGTATATTGACTATGATATCTTTGTATGCATCTAGTAGCCAGTTCTCTGATAGGAATTACCAGTGATCCAGTGCTGCTGGCTATATAGCTGGTGGTTAAAGTACCCATTATAACACGATCTCCTCGATGAACAGCTGTCCGCGACAATTCTGATTTGATCCAACACCATCCCAGTATTCTGTGGTATACATTCTAAATTCGTTGCTGTCATTACTATGGGCGCGATGTTGAAGACCGATACGACCGGTGCTGGTACCCCAGCTTGGAATTTGAAATTGCCATATGTTGCCGTTTTCTCCGTGCTGTAGGCTGTCTTCCCAGCGATAATAAATTATGTTGTTGGCGTAAAAATACCAGTTTCCAATAGCATGTGTTGATCCACCGGCTCTTGCTATTGGTAGCCTCATAGTATAACTAATAACGCTGTCTGCTCGTTTTGGAGTGAAATCGTAAAAAGCGCCTGGCACCCAGTTGTATGAATTATCTGGATTCCATACCCCGGCGGTATAATCCTGTCTAATATATTGTATGACTCGTGTGGTTAATTCTACCACAGGAATAGTCACAGATCCAGAGACATCTTGTAAGGTTGAAATCTGTACATTATTAGGCATCTATTACACTCCTGGAAGATATTCTTGAATCACGTATTGGCCGCGACAGTTTTGTACTGAGCCGCCACCATCCCAGTATTGCGTACAATAAGGTCTAACTTCGTTGTTATCGTTGGCATAGGCCCGCATTTGGTAGCCGATACGTCCTGAAGCTGTGCCCCAGCTGGCCACATCCCATACATAGGTACGCATATCTTCGTGATGTTCTCCAGATACTCCATGTCGTCCTTGCTCAGCACCGTTGGCATAAAATATCCAGTGACTGATAGCGTGTGCTGAGCCAGAATTTCTTGCATAAGGAATCATGCAGGTCATGCGTATTCTAGATGTTGCCAGCAATGGAGTGTAGTCGTTGAACATACCAGGAATCCATGCATAGGTGGTATCAGGATTCCATTGACCACCATCATAGGTGGCTCTTGCTTCTTTGACCACACGATGTCCTAACTCTGTTAAAGGTATAGGAGTTGAATTAGGATCAAAACTAAGAGAATTTGTGATAAGTGTGCTCATGTTATTGGCAAATATTCCTCTACAAACAGTTGGCTGGTTCCAGTTTGATTTGATCCAACACCATCCCAATGGTGCGTACCAAAAAATCTAGGTCGGTTGCTGCCGCCGTGCCGTCTTATTTGATATCCGATACGAGCACGACTAGTACCCCAGCTGTCAAATTCCCATACATAGGTGTGTCGATATTCTGGGCTCTGACCTGCTATGCTGTGCCGGCCTTGTTCGGTGCTGCCGTTGCTGTAAAATACACAGCTGGAAATTGCATGACCGTCGGTGTGTGCGAAATTAAAACACCAAGTGGCTCTAATTCTACTTGATGCCGAAGCTGGCTGATAATCAACCCATAATCCTGGAGCCCATGCGTAAGAGTCGCTGGGTTCCCAACTACCATTTTGATAGGTTTGACGATATTCTTTAATAGTACGCTGACGTAGTTGAGTCAGTGGTAAAAGATATTCTTGATTTTGATGTTGTAGATTATCTACCCTTAGTGTTGTCATAGACCGAATAATCCTCGTTGGGCTCTCTGATTACCTGCTGGCTTCCCGTCTGGACGCTCAGGCCATGTTACACCAAAGATTTCTCTCCCACTGAGTGTAGCATTGCCTACTTGATCGGTGATATCAGCTAGAGCCTGCATGTAGTCCCGCCATTCTTGGGGAACAGGTTCCCCAGTTCTAGCTGCTCGTAATGTAACCCAATCTACTTCACGCATGCGTTCATCGCGCATTTGACGCAGTCTTCGTAATGGAGCTGCCGCTAGTAATTCTTGAGCTTTTGCAGTAATCTCTTCATCTGTGGGTCTAGCTTCTGGATCGTCATCCCAAACTAGAGTAGCTAGGTCATCAGCTTCGATGCTCCATTTATTATTAGGACACAGCACGCCCAGTGCTGTTGCCACAGGTAAAATTTTAGTTTGTTCGTCTGCCATTGTATTAGATCCTTATTATTCTTTAAAATGCTATTTCTTGTGCGATTCCAAAGCTCACGCCAACTTCATGATCGTCTTGACCGTTTAGGTAACTGCCGTAGGTGGTATTTAACATGAACTCATGGTTGCTGCCGCCACTACTACGTGCAGCAAATCCGTAGGTTACTGGATCTGTGGTTCCCGGTCTGTCTACCCAAGGCAAGCAGATATGACCCGGTGTTGATGAATCGTTATTGTCATAGCGACTAACACCTGCACCAGTCCATCTACTATTGTATGTTTGATCGTTGACGTTGGCAAATGACGCACCGACTAACATTCCGTCTCTGACTATGTTAAACACAATATTGTTTGTGGCTTCATAGGCCACACAAAATTCCACAAAGATATAACTGTCTAGACTTTTTGGAGTGATTGTAACATCCAAGGGACGTATGATGGTGCCACCTTCTGAGATACCCGTGGCAAAAACATCGCCTCGGCTTCCACCGTCGTTGTTAGGGATATTGTAACGTAGACGCTGCATGGCACGGCTCCATTTGACCTGTATGATCTGTCCTGGTTGATATATGGCGTTGGGATGTGCCACGCGAACAACGCCGCTGGTTCCTGAAATATTGTTTACTTTTAAGGTCATCCACTGATCTCCCTTGCTATACCATGACTAACCCCAATCTCGTGACCGTCTGTGCCTGTGGAACCAAGAGTTCTATTAAGAGCAAATGTATGGTTGCTGCCGCCACTGCTTCTTACAGCTAATTGATAGGTTCTCGCAGCAGTTGATCCCGCAAGATCAAACCAATTTATAGTACTAACCTGGGGTGTTGATGAGTAATCATTATCATATTGCGGAGTAAGTATATTACTCCATCTAGTATTACCTATATCTAAATTGTATCCAATTAAAGTACCATCGCGTTGTACAACAAACGATGTGTCATGATGCATTTCATAGGCCACTGTCCATCGCAACCAAATGTAACTGTCCGCACGATATGGTGTGATGAGTAAATTTAGCTGAGTGATCACATTGCCATTTCCGCTGTTGGTTGCTGAATAAGTGGTTCGCACATGAGTAGTTACTGTCTGAGTCTGCACAACTTTACCTTGGTGCTGCATCTGATGTGCGGCATTGAATACGATTTCTGTGCCTGATTGTGGTTGGAGATTGTTAAGAGTCACGCTCATACAGCTATCTCCTCTACCACACACCAGCTTATACCCACTTCGTGGTCATCAGTTGGACCATTCCAAGAACGATTCATACGAATATCATAGTTTGCACTTGAAGATGATCTTGAACCTATTTGATAAGTGTGCGGACCAACTGTGCCTGGGGAGTCAATCCAGCAATGATGCTGGTATGTTGGGGTACTATTTTGATCATGTGAATGTTCATAGTCAGCACCACCCATACCGCTGTATCTAACATTACCAACTTCTGAGTTGAATCCAATTACTGTGCCCCCACGGATTGCCTGAAATGTTATATCATGATGGGCTTCATAAAAAATCCACCATTTTAGGATAACTTTACTGTTGGCTCTCTTAAGTGTGATATTAACATCCAATCCACTGATTGGTCTACTGGTGTTATCATTATAGCTGTTATAGGTCTGCACACCTTGAAATTTTCTCCAAACAGTTTGTATTGTCTGCCCAGCAGCGTACAAGGTAGTGTTGTTTGGCATTGCTATGAGATGGTTGGCCTCATGTGGTCCTTGTAATTCGTCAGTGACCAGTGTGCTCATTAGACTATGCTCCAATCTCCATTAACTGTCACCGTTTGTCCAGCAGCAATAGTTATTGGTCCTGCACTCATAGCGTTGGTTCCTGCAGGTATTGTATAAGTGTTTATACTGGTTTGATTTTGGTACACCGGAAAGCTTCCAGTGATACTGGGAATTCCAGTTATGTTTAGATTTGCACCAACAGTGGTGTTTCCTGTTGAAGTCACAACGGTAGATGTCAGTGTTCCAGAACTTGGCTGAAAGGTAAGTTTAGTACTGCTGACTCTAGCTGTGGTAATTTGTCCTGTAGTGGCTGTTGTAAACGCCACATAGTTGGAAGCAGCGTCTGCGGCTTCGTCAGATATGACTACGGAATTCGTGGCCCAAGACAATGTACCTGATCCGTTGGTAGTCAACGCCTGTGTGTTAGATCCGTCAGTTGCGGGCAGTGTCCATAACACATTAGCTGAAACTGTTCCTGGAGCCTGGAACCCAACATAATTAGAACTGTCAGCATCACCAAATCTCAAGTCGCCTTGAGCCTGTATCAGTGTATCACTTGCGATTACAAATAAACCGGTTCCGGATGCATCAATGGTGATGTTTTGATTGTCAGCAGCAGACAACGTGGTGTTATCAACTTGAACACCGCCAACACCTTGATTACCAACCGATCCTGCTGTATGTTTTCTACCCATTTGATTCTCCTAGTTACGCAGTTGAAGTTTCGATGCCGTAAACCACAGCATTTACACTTACTGCACTTGATCGTACTACCAAGAGCTTTCCTGCATCCATAACAATACCTGTGCGTTCTACCACACCTTTTGCAGCTAGGCTAACGTCATATTCGATATATTCTGAATCTGCTGGAGATGCTGTAGAAGCCACTGCTATTCTTACAGCAGCCGCTGATGCACCCCTGTTTACCACATTTACAGTTACAACTGCGAATGTACTTGCAGGCACTGTGTATAATGTGGTATTAGTAGCTGCTGAGAGATCTGCTACTCCTAGTCTTCCTGTTGCCATAATTTGTTCTCCATGTATATATTTAGTTTAAAAAGTAGTTGAATGCCAACGGAAGGCCAGTTACTCCCCCTCTGAAATCAAAGGTAGCATTCATTTTAATCGCACCGCCTGTGGTAGTAGTTATGATATTTGAGCTGATAAACACTGATCCTGCTGTCACTGAGTTAACGTTCAAGCTAGCACCACCACCACCAATTTGGCTGCCAATATAGGCTTTGATCGCTCTCTGTGTAGGTACGATATTGTCTGAATCCGCAGTAAAGAACGGGTCTGTAGAGAATTCAGTGATCGTAGCCGAACCGCCACCTAGTGTCACGTTGCCTAAATTAAGTTCTTGCAGGCCCGAAATATTAAAAGCATCAGCATTTAATGTAGCAATACCAGTTGATTGTTCAATGTTAAACAGGTCGCCAACTCGGAAGTTACCGTCCTGGTCTGTGCTTGTAAAGAACACACGGCCACCGTTGGAATCAACTGCTTCGTTGGCTGGAATAGGCGGCTGCAACGGAGAGTTAGGATAGTTAGTTTCAATAAAACTACCAGTACCTATGTCCAAGAAGTCATGCCCAGTTAAACGACACTGGCTATAACGCAGTCTGGTGGTGACCGTTACAGCATCTTCAGGTGCTTCGCCGATGGTTAAATTAGGACTGATCTGTAAGAATGCGGTGTAGGCTCCATCGTTGACGCCCAAGAACGTGATAACATTCACTAATTTAAATGTGCGATCTGGTAGATGTCCAAACACCACATTAGATCCCGGAGTTGGTTGTTCAGTGATCTGTCTCACTGCTACAAATGCGCCTGGTTGGAACACGTTGGCGTAACCGTCGCCGATGTCTACTTCACAGCTGCTGGTGACATACTGCGTGCCTCGGTTAACAAACGATGGATTGGCCAATACTCCCGATCCTCGTCTCACGGTTACTGGTGCTTCAAAGGTGTTGTTAGGATCCGTGAATGTTATAGTTGGTTCAGTAGTATATCCAGAACCAGGCTCTGTGATGTTAATCTGGAATATCTTGTTAGATGCCACCAACGCACGAGCTCTAGCAGTGGCTCCAGTTCTAATGTATGTGGCTACTGTGCCTGTGCTAGCGCCAACACCTACAAATTGACCATAACGATTTCTGTTACCAAAAGTGACAGCTGAGAATCCACTGGCTGCTGTAGATGTAGCTCTTAGAGTCCATGTGATACCGTCTGGAGAAGTTGCTGCTGCTGTGGTTGTACTCACAGCAAGGAATACTCCTTGACCGTATGTGACCTTGGTCCATTGTGCTGTTGATGGCAGTGTGCTGGCAGTCCACGTAATACCATCTAGACTGTAGGCAGCTACAGTACCACTGGTGTTAGACACAGCTACGAATCTGTTATTACCGTAGGCTATACTGTTCCAGTTCGATGAACTTGGCAGTGTGCCTGCAGTCCATGTGCCCGTGACTCCTGATGTGGTAGCATAATTTGTAACTGCGGTTCCACTCTTGATGGCTACGAATCTGTTTTTACCGTATGCAATAGCTGTGAAACCAGTGGTGGTAAGTGTGCCAGTTTGATCCCAGTTTTCACCATCATTGCTGATCCGCACAGTGGTTACATCGCTGGCTATTGCTACAAATTTCTGTGCGCTGAAACCACCAAATGCCACATCTACCCATGTTGCTGATGTCTGCATACTGGCGGCTGACCAAGTAATGCCGTCATCTGAATATGCACCTGTGGTGTTGGCTGAGGTTCCAGCAACTGCTACGAATTTGCTGACTTTGCCCACTGTGGATCCGTCATCAAACAAGCCAGCAGTCATAGCTGACCAGTTTGCCGCACTCGGCATTAAGCTGGCTCGAGTATCCCATGCAATACCATCTTCAGATGTTGCGCCCACTGTGCTGCCACCTCTTAGAGCTACATATCTGCCACCTATGCCATATCCTGCATGATCAAAGTTTAAGATAGCTCCAGTTGCAGCATTAACCGCGGTGATGGTTATCACTAGGTCGTTGGCTGTGCTCAACCCACCGAGACTGGTTCCCAGTATGGTAATGGTTTGTAATCTCACATATCCTGTACCAGCGGTCTGTAAGGACGGTGTGTATTTCCATCCGTTGCGTATCACAGTAAATGTAGCACCAACACCGGCACCACTGTAGGTGCCGGTGACTGATGCGTATACCGCTGCGGTTTCTCCGTATTTGACAGCGGTCCATGTGCCTGAGGTTGGCAGTGTAGCTGCTGTGGATGTGTAGCCGGGTGCTGAGAATGTTACTCTTGGTTCGATGATATAGGTGCTAGAAGCATCTGGTGATACTATTGCTGTGCCTGCTATCAAATGATCAAATCCTGCTGTGCCATCGGATTCTTTGACCAAGCCTGCTACTTTAGTGCCTGAATTATATGTGTCGATAATACCAAACTGTCCTACACCTGCACCGCCTGTGAGCACGATTTTCATACCTATATAGGCTGTGCTGGTCTCACTATCTGTGGCAGCAATAGTCACTGAAGTTGATGTGCCGCCCTGGCAGGTGTTGGAATTTGTAATATAACCAAATCCACCAAAATTACCTACAGCTTCTTCAGCGTCGGTACTGTCTTCAACTAGATCCAACATGCGTACTTCGAACACAGCGTCATCACGGAATTCATCCTGCTGAACTGATCCTCCAGTGCCGCCACCTGTAATGACATATGTGACTTCAGTGTAATCAATACCAGCATTGGTAAATTCAAATTGTGTCAGTGCCGATCCGTCTGTGACAATGCGATCAATAACTGCTTCAAATTGCAGTCTATTATCTACTACGGCTGTGCCAGGTGTTTCACTGGCATCAAATCCTTCTGCCACAGCTCCAAAATCTCCGTATGAACAGTTACCGTTGGTGCCACGGATCCTACCACCATTTTCTGCTAGATATCCGATGTGCGCATAGTATGAGAACACTGATACCAATTCAGCACGACCGTTGTTGGTGATCCAAGCACCAATACCGTCTGATATAACCTGTGTGAAGTCGTTGGAAACGATGGAATCATTACCACCATTGTGCAGCGAGCCGTCGATCTTCTGTCCCACGGCGGCTGTACCCAGTGTGGTCACCCCTTGTACGTATGGTGAGCGAGTGTTGATCCAGGTACGGTAATCTTCTGGACCCCAACCTGGATCCAAGGAACAGTAGGCTCCGGCCGAAACTCTTGATGTACCGTACTCATTAGGTGCTAAAAGATCGCCTGTGAGTCCCTGCAGTGTCTGATCTCTAACACCTGTACCATCACGTAGATAATACATGTCTTCTTCTAGGCTGCCAACCACGCTGTTACCATAGTATCTAGCGGCATATCGAGATTTGTAGTTGCCTGGATATTTCAAATCATATTTTAGTGCGTCAATATATGTACCAACGTCTCGCAGGCATGCTTCACTGCTGTAATACAAGCTCACAGTCATAGATCCAGATGCATTAGATGCAATGTCTAGTGCTGTGTTTGAATCTCTTGTAGTTGAGATTTTAAAGGTTGTTGAGCTTACAACATTCTGTATGTAATATGTTGTACCTGTGCTAATACCGCCAAATACAGTTCCTGAGAATCTCACTGCTGCATTACGCTGCATCCAAGCTGTGCTGGTGCAGGTAAACACATCTGTGGCCGCTGTGGCATTCGTTACTGTGGTTGTATATGTTGAGTCTATGTACGCATCGATCTCTGTAACAACATAATCTCTGTTTCTTTCTAACTGCAGAACTGCGTAATCCACCATCCTGTTACCAGAAGCACAGCGACTACCTTCGTTGGTGGCGCCATAAATGATATCATCTAACAGAGTCATCAGTGTTTCAATGCGAGCCTGTGCAGTAGCATCACCGCCTACGTTGGCCTTGGCTTGTGTTTTCACATAACTAAATGCTGCTCGGGTGGCTGCTTTCTGTCCTAGACTATAAACATCGCTGGCACTGGCTCTTAGATAAGCGTAAGCTGCATTTCTAGTTTGTCCGTTGGCGTTAAACATGAAGTCATAGCCTACTGCATCTAAGATAATTCTAGCATCTCTTTCACACTTATTAGGATCATAGGTTAATGATGGAAAGTTTGCATCAATATAAACTGTCATGTTTGATACAATAGTCTGAGCCGCCGCACTTAGAGTTGTAAATGCAGTAATTAGTGCTGTGGTAGAAGTTACAGCGTTGGTGGCAATCGGACGATCCTCGTAGGTCATTACCAAGGTTAAACCAGAACCGTTAGTAAATCCTGTGGCTGCTGCACCCGCATAACTTGTTGATACCTTGAAATCAGTAGCTGTAAGTCCTGATGCAATTACGTAATAACGTGTGCCTACAGTGAGTCCGTTCTGTGTTTCAATAGGAACCACTAGGTCGCCTGCTTGTAGACTGTGACCAGCAGTAACAAAGGTGTCTGTGCCAGTTATCGAAGTCACTGTAACGATAGGAGGAGTAGCTGCGGTGGAATCGCCTGCTAATAGGTTAGTGATGTTGTCAATGTTAGCGCCGATGAATGCGCTGGCTGCAGACCCACCTGTGAGATTAGTCGCATCGGTCCATTGTGTAGCAGCATTACCTGTGGATTTGGTCACTGTGGTGTTAGCAGCGATTTCTTGCATCACAGTTTTTAATCTACCATAAGCAGCCACAGTAGCAGTGACTTCTGATGCGTCAATTTCCAGCCCTGTGGTGCCGTCAAAATAGGCTAATCCTGCATTCAGTGTCTGCGTAAAACCGCCATAGGTCAAGTCATAGACCATAGCATCGACAATAAAACCTGTGTCTCGTTTGCATATGGTTCTAGAATATTTCACTGAAGGGTAGTTTTCAGTGATAAAGGCGATGATTTCAGCTTTGATAAATTCTTTGTTTTCTTTTATCAGTGTTCTAGCATCACCGTAGCCTGTGAGATAAGCAGTATCGTAACCTGTAGGATCTGTGTTGGTAACCATGTGAGTGGTGCTGATTCGATAATCGATCTGATGCTGTATTACTCTTACCAGCTGTGTGATATCTGCCTGTTCATCTGCGCTGGCATACGGAAATGCTGCACTCTGTGTAGCAGTGTTTCCTGAGCTTTCTGTGACGTTAGAGCCAGTGATAATTTGACTGACTACTGTTTCTAGTCTTGACAGCGCACCCATAGAATAGTAAGAATCTGCAAGATTCGTCAAGCTACCAGCAGGACCAGCGTTTGTGGATCTTAATTCGTCTCCAATCACGCAGGTCTGTTCTGGAACAATGATAGGCAACGTTTCTCTGTATTGCCCAGTAGCAATGCTGATAAGATTGTTAGGACTTCTACGAGCAGGCACACTGGCCAATGCTGCTGCGATCTGTGGAGCGGTTACTGCTGCTGCACGGGCAGTGATAGCATCAGTGATTACTTCAACTAAACCAGCTGCTGTGGTATATGCTCCTGGTTCTGCTGTGAGGTCAGCATTGAAATACTGCGATACTGTGGCAGTTGAATTGTCACCGTTCAAGGTCTGATAGTTCACTGCTGGAGCTGTCTGTGCTAGTACATCCTCGACTACAGTGACCATGTAATTATAGGCCGCTATGGATTCGTCTGATTCTGCAGCTAGACCAGGATATGCTTCTGTTTCTTCTGCGCTGAGTCCACCTATGAGAGCATTAGCTGCTCCTCTAGTTTTGACGTTGCCGCCATGTCTAAGATCATAGATCAATGCATCTACAACAAATCCCACATCTCTTTCACATTTGAAATCGTCGTAGACAAATGCCGATGTGAACGGTGCTATGTTGTTAGTGATCTGATTCTGTATGAATTCTGTGGTTTCTCGTTGTATGAACACACGATTAAGTTCTAATAGATATGTGGCATCGGGATTTCTAGGGCCACGTTCTACCTGTTCACAGGCATATCGAATAGTCTTCCATGGCTTATCCCAGGTCTTGCCATGTATAGGTGCAGGAAGATCTGTGCCGTGTGGTGCTACAAAATAATTGTGATCAATTTCGCCTAGTGTGGCCCATTCTGGGTCTACACCGTCGGACCGTAGAACTTGACCTTCACGTCCGATAGGTAATCTTGTAGGGCCCGAACCGCTGTAGTAAACTAAATCTCCACGAACTGATAAGATATCAGTTTCAGAACCGATGTTTAGTAAGCTCCAATAGGTACCTGTGCTGTCTTGATCTGGTCTACTATTAGCAGCACCTCCGCCTTCTGGTCCTATAGTTGATCCATCGTCACCTTCTGATCTGTGTGCCAGAAGACAGATATAGGCATTTGCGCCAAATCTCACTGCATCGCCTAATTTATAATTTATATCGTCAGTCCATTCTCCTTGCCAAGCAATACCAGAAGTAAGTCTTTGCCAATATGTGACATTAGGTGGCTCTTGATTAGTATTGTCTGCTGTGGCTAGATAGGTATATCCGCGAAGTCTAACAACTTCACCGATTTTGTAAGAAGTACTATCATTCCAGTCTGATTGAAATTTGAATCCTTCGCTGTATAAATCCCAATTTGATGTGCCTGTCGATGGAACAATCGCTGAGTGAATATTTTTTGCTACGTATTGATTACCACCGTATCGAACTATGTCTCCTGGTTGGTATAGAGTTCCAGAACTCCATGTATCTTCAAATTCAATACCTTCTGCAAATTGTGCCCAACGACCTGCAGTGCTGTCTGTTAAGAATGCGGCATCAGCAGTGTGCTGTGTGGTACAGATCCAAAGTCCTGCACCATATTTTATAACATCATTGAGTTTATATCTGGTAGCGGTGACCCAGGTACCTTTGTATTCTATGCCTTGGTTGAAACTGTCCCATTTAGCTTGATCAGCTTCTAGTCCCGATGCGGCTGTGGCTGCAGATGTATGATAGGTATTACATACATAAGTGTAACCGCCGTATCTAACTAGATCATTTACCTTGTATCGTGTGCTGACTGACCAAGAATTTTTCCAATCAAATCCTTCGGCATATAATGTCCATTTGGCTTGATCAGCTTCTAGACCTGATGCTGTTGTGGCTGTAGATGTGTGACTGTCATTGCAGATATATAACAATCCGCCATATTTCACCACATCATTAAGTTTGTAGAATGTAGAAGTATTCCAATCGCCGGTCCATGATTGGCCGTCGCTCATTTGATTCCATTTGGTAGGACTGTATTCTAGATCTGTGTTAAAATCCGCTGCGGAGGTATGACCTACAGCACAGATATAGGTGCGGGCACCGTATCTTATCACATCGTCTATGTAATAGACGGTGGAAGGGTTCCAGTCATTTTTCCATACAAATCTAATTCTACCTAGTTTGAATTCTGCCATTTTCTACTCCGTATCCTATATTTATTAATAAAAATTAATTGCGAAACGACCTATAAAACATCGTCTGTGCCAGCATGCTTCCGCTGATTCCCGAACTCGCTTGATCGAATTCTGCTCTTACCGGCACTATGATTCTCAGTCCAGCTGTGTTATTAATTCTATCTGGTCCTACCAATATGGTACCGGCTATGAAACTACCCACTGCAATTTCAGATCCGCCCACTGACAATCTACTGGCTAGATAGCTTTTGATAGCTCGTTCTGTGGGTACGATGTTATTAGAATCTGCGGTGAATAACGGATCAGTTGAAAACTCACGAATCACTGCTCCAGTGCCGCCTACTCTGATACCACCTAGTCTCAGTTCAGATAATCCACCGAGATCAAAAAAGTCCGCAGAGATCGTTACAACACCTGTGGCCTGTTCTACCGCAAATAATTCTCCTGCACGGAAGTTACCGCTTTGATCGGTAGAGGTATAGAATACACGGCCACGATTCAGTTCAACTACTTCGTTTTCTGGTGAGGGAGTATAGAATCCACTGTATAATTCTGGGTAATTGGTTTCTTCAAAGTTGCCTGTGCCTATGTCTAAGAAATCATGTCCAGTGATACGGCATTGGCTGAACTGCGTTCTGATAGTGATAGGTGTAAGATGCTGTAGATTATCTCTGACCTTGATTTCGGGACTAACTCGTATTCTCGCAGCTAGTCCTCTGTCAGTTTGACCAATTTCTTCTATGGCTACCAGCGTATAAAAATCTGGCAAGTTACCAATAGTCAAACTGGCGCCTGGTCCGGGGTAAGCATCTAGGTCATTCATTACAAAGAATTTTCCTGAGGGAGTAACATCTGCATATCCGTTGCCACTGATTGTAACTGTGGTACTGGTTGTTCTATAACCCAGTCCTCTGTTCAACCAACCAGGCTGGGCTAAAACTCCATCTCCGGTTCTGGATTCTATTCTAGCATCTGTATTGTTATTAGGATCAACTAGTGTGCATAACGGTCCTTCTGTATAGCCGGATCCTGGATCCCACATCTTGATGCTTCTGATGATACCGCTGCTTATGGTCACACGACCTAGTGCTCTTGCTCCTGTTTGTATTTTGTTGAATATTTCAGTGTTATCTATGGCTATCCACATAGGGGTTCTTTTACCGGTAGTAGAGTCTCTGGCATCCACATAAGGATTACCAAACGCTATCGATACCCATTCTTTGGAAGATGCCAATGTTCTAGACGTCCATACTATGCCGTCGAATGATGTGGCTGCGTAGTTTGTTGGCACAGCTACTGGATCGCCTGCGATATCTCTACCGCCGGTATCTCCAACCGCAAAGAATACTCCTTGTGCATAGCGAATCTTTTTCCAGTTATGGGCTGTGCTTCCGTCCTGCGAAGGCATTGTGGCTGCTAGCCATACAACCCCATCAAAACTATATGCCACTTCACCTGTGCTGGATATGGCCACAAATCTATCATTACCGTAGGCTATACTGACCCAGTCTTTGGCCGAGGAGTCTGCGATCACATCCATGATGTGGCCGGTCCACGACCATGTGTTCAAGATAGAATTATATGCACCTACCATTACATTATTTCCACTATTGGCCAACACCACGTAGGTGTTTTTTCCGTAGGCTACATCTACCCATTCGTTAAGAGTAGAATCACCAAACCCCGGTAATACAGTTGTAGTCCAACCAATGCCATTTAGGCTGTAGGCTGCTGAATTTGAATCTGAAGCTATGGCAAGGAATATACCTCCCCCATAGATACATGATTTCCAGACCCTTGATGCTGGCATTGCTCTTGTGGTCCATGTGATTCCGTCTAAGGAACTAGCTGCCACTGCGCTGCCTGTGCGTATAGCTACAAATATATGGTTGCCTAATGCAGGATATGTGACTCTACCTGCGGCTAAACACTTCCAGTCTCCCGAAGTCGGCATGTTGAAATCAGTCCAGGTAGTACCGTCTTCACTATACAGAGCGGCGCTGCCTCCGGTAGATACTGCTACAAATCTACCGCTGGCTGCTTCGTTGTCTTCTCCAGTACCGTAGGTTTTTTGTTGTGCTGCGAGTATAGAATTTGTGCTGTCATCGCTGACAGCTGTGACCAATATGAATAGATCATTAGTTGGTGTTGTTCCTCCTAATAGTGTTCCGGAAATAGTTAATAGTTGATCAACTTCGTATCCTGCACCGCCATTATTAATTGTGAGAGTGTAATCTCTGCCCTGTTTTACAACATTAAAGGTAGCATTTGCGGCGCCAACTCCTATTGTAGTTCCTGTTCCTGCTTCATTAACCGCTACGTTGGTATATGTTTCGGTGGTTTCACCATAGACGATTTCTGACCATGAAGTATTCACAGGCACTGTGATCTGTGTGGCTGAATATGCAGGTGCAGAGAATATAACTCGAGGTTCTATTCTATATGTGGTGTTAGTTAATAACGGAACTGTTGGTAATTTTCCCGGCACCACATGGTCCCAGCCTGGCTGATCGTCTGATTCTCTTGTTACACTTACTACTTTGGAAACATTGTTGTAGGCAGTGATATAGCCGTACTGTCCTGTGCCTGCACCGCTGGTGATCACAATTCTCATACCAAGATATTCTGTAATTGAATTAGCATCATTACTGGCAATGGTGATTGTAGTAGCATCTCCGGATTGGGCATTATTTTGTACTAGTACATATCCGGTGCCTCCAATGGCTGTGGCAATGGTTGCTGTTCCAGCGTTGGCATCAAGCAGCCTGGCTTCAAAAACAGCATCATCACGGAAATCTTCAAATACCACAGCAGCATCTACGCCGGCACCTGCAAAAGTTGCAGTAGCTGAGGTATAATCATTTCCGCAGTTGGCGAATTCTAAGATCTGTATTTCATCTACGAAATCTCCAGCAAATGCCGCTGCTATGCTGGCCTGTTGTGCTCTGGTATAGACCGCGGCCGTGGCTGGGGTTTCCGAAGCATCCACACCGTCGGATATAGCACCATAGGCACCGTAGGAACAGTTACCATTCGTGGCTCTAATAACTCCACCGTCTTCAGCTAGGTAACCGATGTGCGCATAGTATGAGAACACTGATACCAATTCAGCACGACCGTTGTTCAACACCCAAGCACCTATGCCATCTGAGAGAACCTGTGTGAAATCATTGCTGACGATAGATCTGTTACCACCGTTGTGTAGTGCTCCATCAATCTTTTGTCCAACACAACCAGTACCTATGGTAGTAACTCCTTGGATGTACGGTGATCGGGTGGTGATCCAGGTGCGATTGTCAGCTGGACCCCAACCTGGATCCAAGGATACATATGCACCGCCTAGGGGTTTCTGATACAGATCAAAAGCTGCGGGTGGATTTAACGTTGATTCAAGTCCTTTGAGAGTACAGTTTCTAATACCTGTGGAATTTCGCACATAGAACATATCTTCGCTTTCATTACATCCTAGCACAGCATTTCTATAATACCTAGCTGCTAGTAATGATTTATAATTACCAGTATAAATTATATCATACTTAAAAGCGTCTATGTACCTACGTATGTCAGTGCTTAATCGGATGGTATCAAATGCGTATATAGGATATGTTACCTGCATAAATGCCACAGCTTCTGCAGCTAGAAATTCTTTGTTAGCTTCAAGTTGTAACACAGTGTTAGTATATTCAACATCTGTTACTGCGGTGTTAGTTCCGACCAGTGTAGGATTGCTGCCGGTAGAATTTATATTAAAATTAATATAAGCAATAATATTTGCAATTTTAGTCTGTATAGCTATTGCAGCAGTATTACTAGTAGGTCGAGGTTGAGTGGATGTGTCAAAAATTTCACTACCGAATTCATCGAACTGTGGTGGGCTAAACGAAATAGATACTGTTTCAGTTACAATTACAGGATTTAATATATTACCTGCAGATTTTGGGGGACTAATAGCAGTTCCTGCAACAATAGCCTGTATTATTCCTGAAATTCTATTCAACACCGCGATGTGGTATGTACGGTCTAGAGCCAATGCTGCGATTGGTCCAGCTGCTTTGATTGTGGTGCTTCTAAGTTCTGCTCCTAGTATCACAGTTCGTGCTGGCACGATAATCGGAATAATTTCTTCAAACTCGCCCACGCTGACTCTGATCGTAGTCGTTCCTGAAAATCCGTCGTCTACTTTTTCACAGGCATATCTTATGGTTCTCCAAGGAAGGAATTGGCTGGTTCCACGTTCTGGATCTGTGTCATCGTCTACTCCGTCTAGGCTGACATAGCGTACTCTGGCAATGTCTCCCCAATAGGCGTAATCTACACTGTTTTCATTATTGACTATCAGCAACTGATCGCTTTCACCTACAGGTACTCTTGCTGGACCAAAAGTGCTGCCGTCACCTTGCAGTGATCTGCTAAGATCATAGGTTAGCAAATCGCCTCTGGTAGTCATACCAGCGTCTTGTCCTGCCTGTATTAATAAATCCCAATAGAAAAATCCAGATCCGTTATCTCCAGGAAAATTTTGATTTGTGGCTATGTGTTCAAAATTGCATTTATAGGTATTCCCTAGATAAATTACTAGATCGTTAACACTATATTGTTGATTTATTACCCATGAAGCTCTCCAATTTTGTCCTACGGTAATTTTTTCCCAATCTCCATCGTCGAGATAATCGAGAGAACTACCATCGTCGATTACATCAGTAACTGCAACATATAGATCTCCACCACGTCTTACTAAATCACCTATTTTATAATCTACACTAGCCGACCAATCGCCTTGGAAATTAATTTGTTTAGACAACACTTGCCAATTTGTAGAATCCAACACCGGAGAGGTACTGGCTGTGTTATTATTGTTAGAAATGTATAAATATCCGCCATGGCGAACAACATCACCGATAGCATAATAGACCGAGTTGCTCCATTCTTGATAAAAATTAAATCCTGGAAATTCTGTGACAAAATTAGCGTTGGTTATATTTGCATCTGCTACATGCCCTATTATGCAACGTAATATACTGCCACCGTATTTTACTAGATCGTTTTCTCTGTATCTCGTAGCAGCGGTCCATGCTCCTACATACTGTATACCTTCATAGACCACTTGCCAAAGTTCTCCGGTGCTGTCGTCTTGATTATCGTTATTACCTATCTCTAGTCCCAGTGCTGTGGATGATGATGTGTGCCCTACTACGCACCTATATACGGTGCCGTTGTATCTTACAACATCACCTATACCGTATCTGATATTTGGTAACCAGGCTGTGCGCCAATTATCAGCACTGAGATACACAGCCCAATTTGCTATGTTAGCATCAAATGTTGATTGCGATGGATGGCTGGTCACGCATAGATAAATCACTCCGCCATATAGAGCGATATCGCCAGGATTATATAAAGTTGACTGTGTCCATGCACCTCTCCAGGCATAGCCGTCGGTCATCTTCAACCATGCAGGAGATGGTTGTGAATCTCCCGCATTAGCAAGATATGCCTGATCAGCAGCGAACGTGGAAGCTGTGTGTTGCCTTTGACAGATCCATGTGCTTCCACCGTATCTAACTACATCGTCACGATTGTACGCCGTAGTGTTAGACCACGCATTGCGCCATGTATATCTAATTCTACTGATTTTAAATTCTGCCATAATTTATTCCGTTTAACTTGAATGTCCTGTAGGGTATGTGTAACCTTGATTTATCCGCTGTGTTAGCCTACCGTTACTGTCTACGTAGTAGAGCATGTTACGATTATCCCAACGATATTGTGTATATACTAAATTATCGTATTCTACCTCATGGTCCTCGGTGATACCGTCAAAATAATCTACTCCAGGTTCAAGATCCTCAAAATTTTCTTCGGGGGCCCCAGGAAGATTTAATTCAATGCTGTCTTTGTCTTTGAGTTGATCACTGCGTAGCAAAAATAATTCACCGTCTTCATTTCTACGCAAAGCATACCAGTATCGAGGGCTATCTCCTAGTGCTTCGTCTGGACTGGTTCCTAGATAATATGTGCTTGGCATGATCGATCCTTATGATATTTCAACGTAACTTACTGTGGCATCGACACTGTCTGCGGTGTCGCTGACCATTCGCAGTTCTGTTTCTGCGGGCAGTATTAATTTTTCGCCCTGTGTGATCACTTTCACAGATGTGTTTGGTGGGATTATTAATCCCTTGACATAGTATGCCACTGTGGTATCTACACCCACTACCTGTATGTCCACTACCACAGTGTCGTACTCTGTCACGTTAGCTAGATTACAGCCTATAACTGTGGCTCGGACTCCTGCGCCAATCTCTACTACATCGGTGGGGTTAGTGCCTATTTGTGTAACCAGTGCGTGTTTAAATACTGTTGGCATATGTTTATCCTAGTGTCAATGCTAATTGAGCAGCGATGTCGTTGGCTTCTGCAACAGAAACAGCACCTGATGCACCTGCTGGTGATGCCCAGTCTGCGCCGTCCCATATCTCCAAAGCAGCGGAATCAGTGTTGAATCTTGTCATACCTAACACAGCATATGCAGTTGGTCTATTTCCGGATGCTCCTACAGGAGGCACAAAACCGTTGGTGCCTTGTATTTTAAAATATCCAATACCTGTCTGTGCTATCTGTGATACCGCTCCGGAGGTTATGTTAGTGATCACATTATCTACTATACGGAAATTGCCTAATCTCACACCTCCTGCACCATTGCCGTCAATGTATAGGTCTTGTCCTGTTGTGGTAGTGATTTCATTATCACGGAACATCAAGTTACCTACATCTAGTGCAGGTACAGTGATAATATCTGTGTACAGATTAGCAGCGTAAACAGCTCTCCAACGGAATGCAACAGAACCTAGATCATAGGTGTTGTCAGTTTCTGGCACAAGATCGCTGCGGATGCTGGCATTGAATATAATATTATCTGTAAGTGCATCACCAATCTGTATGTTACCGCCTATAACCACATTGCCTGTGGCAGAGATGTTGCCTGTGACTCCTAGGTTACCGGTGATATTGGTATTAGCAATAATATTAACAGTACCTGTGCCGTTGGGGTCTATTTCTATGCTGCTGTTGCTCACAGTGGTTGATATGGTGTTGCCCTGCAGTTGCAGATCATCTATCTGCAGTCTCGAATGATAAACGGTGGCTTCACCTGCGGCCGCTGCAAAGTTTATGGTTGAAGAATCACTGGTTATGGTATTACCAGTGAAGTGTAGATCGCCTACATTTAGTTGTGTATCTACAGTGAGATTAGTTGAACGAGTGTGACCGTTGACATCGAGGTCTGTGCTAGGGGCTGCTGTTTTTATCCCGATGCGAGAGTTAACAACATCCAAATAGAGTAAGTCTGTCTCGAAAGCCAAATTCTCGCCTGCACGAAGCAAGTTGGATTTCAAGAGCTGACCGGAAATACGACCAATAGCCATTAGCTCTCCAAAATAACCCGGTGTTTCACCGTTAACCAGATTTTCAGCTCACGCTCTTTGCCGGTTTACCACAGTCGGATCCTGCAGTAATTTGGTCAACTACAGCAATTAAAGTATTTAGTTGTTTTGGAAATTATCCCAGCATTAGGGTATAGACGTGGCCGAGATCTTCCATGATTTCCACTGTTACCTCGATACCGCCACCTGTGCTCACAACCCATACTGTGCCATCATAGCATTCGAGATATCCCTCATCTGTGTTCCAGCGAGTTTCACCTACTTCGGGGCTCGCTCGACGTTGAGAGTTGTCCCCAGCCGGTATCACCATACCGTTGGTACCTGTGAACTGATAGTACCCTATGCCTGTGCCTGCTATTGTGAGTGCAGTGCTGTTGAGATTAGTAATGTCATTGATCTGCCAGCGTATATTTTCTATATCAGTAATACCAGTGTAAGGGTTAAGAAATATATCTTCATTTGATTGTATGGCAGATATTTTGTTTATGGTTCCATCCAGGGTCATTTGACCACTGACTGTCACCGTTTGTGTTACTAGCCCGCTACCGGGCCATGCACCAGTAGAAATGTTCTGCCATTGAGGTACATGTAATTCAGCCCATCGTCGAGGGCTTGAATCTCCTGCATCTGCACCCAAGGCATAAGTAACATCATCCCCTAGAATAATACTCTGTGTAAAATCAGTGTTTATTGTAACTGTATCTATGGTTTGGTCGCCTAGAGTCAGAGTATCAAGTCCAGTTAGATTTCCAGACACATTGATGTTGCCAGTAACTGCGAGGTCGCCAGTGATATCTGTGTTGGATCTCAGCTCCGCTGTGCCTGAGCCGTTGGGATCTATAACTATGTTTGAATTAGCTATACTAGATATCTGATTATCATTAACGACTAGATTGTTTGTGATAACTCTGTCATGGAATATGTCTCCGCCACCATTGATAAAAACGTCTATGCCGCCTACACTGGTAGAAAATGTGTTAGGAGCATTAATACGTAAATTACCCAGTGCAGCTTGAGTTGTCACTGTTAGTTCGTTGGTAAGTATGTTTGAATTTATATCTAGATCATAGATAGGAGTAGAATCTTTGATACCAATTCTGTTATTAGTAACGTCTAGATAAAGTAGGTCAGTTTCAAACGCAAGGTTAATACCTGCACGTAACAGGTTGTCTGTGAGTACCTGTCCACTAATGCGTCCCAGTTGACTCATAGTTAGTTGGCGTATCCGTAGTACACAGTTACGTAAACTGGATTACCGCCTCCTCCTGATGCTGGCACAGCTGATGTAAAAGAAAGGTAATATCCTGTTTCACGCACCTTACCAGAGCCCGTGATCGTACCACCGGATTTAGTAAAAACTGTGCCTACAGTATTAGCAGCCGCACCAAATGATGTGAATGTTGTAGAACCGACAGCAGTAATAATATACTCAGTGCCGTTATTGGCCGATGTTAATGTACTAGCATTGATTTCCGCACCTGTGCCTGAACTGGTGGGATTTTGATTAATGGTAAAGTTAGTGGTAGAAATCTGCATAACATTTTCTACCAACACTATAATATTGTCTGCGCTGGCAGCATAACTAGCAGCAAATGTTGTGTTCAAAGGACCAAAGATGGTAGAAGTTCCGTCTCCTGGTCCTAGTGTCTGTTTGGTTATAGCTGCGGCAAATGCACTGGCCACAATAACCCATGCACCACCTACATAAGCTTCTATGCTAGTGGTAGAAGTGTTGTATCTTATAGTGCCGTTAGCATCTGTGGGTTGTCGCACACTGGTTAGTTGAGGACGCTGAGCTGTAGTTCCTTTGGGCAGCATAATACCGCCTTTGGCGTTGACCACGATTCTGTTACCGGGCCCCACACCATCGGGATAGTATATCAATGCGCGATCATTGATACTGAATTTTGAAATACCTTTGGTCTTTAAGAACTTCATACTGCTAGTGCGCTCACAGTTACACTTAATCTTGCCGCAGCAGATGTTCCAACCCACAGTTCATCTCCACTGTCAAACACCAGTCTTTCTTCTGAGAAAAACACAGTTTCTCCAGCAGGAACTGTGAGATTGCTGACGATTAAATTGCCGCTACCTGCGGTCTTGCCGCTGCGTACCACATAGATATTCACTGTGACTGCATTGGTTGTTTCATCAGCTGTACTTGGGGCAGCTGTGTTACACAGTGCTATGGTTGTTACTGCATTTTGTCTGCCTATGACACCTCCGACAATAGGACCGCCTGTGGTTGAACTGGTGAATACTTTCACAGGCACCGTCACACTGGTGGAATCTATCAGTAAAATTGTGTTTTCTGGGTTTTCATAATTACGTATCATATGGGTCTCTTAAAATAACATGCTAAAAACCAATGCGCGGTTTTTGCTGATTAATTCTCCGTTCTGTTTGGCAGCTTCTGCTGAATCGTTGACAAACCATATGCCCGATGTGCCTGTACCAGGAGTGTCGCCATAGAGCAGTATGTTGTCTGAGACATATGTAGGTGCCACACCTGTTTTTTCTAGCTGTATGGCATAGTTGGTCTGTAACTTGCCTGTACCCTGTGTTCTTACATAGATGTTGAGGTTGGTAATACCATGCTTAGTGGTAATCTCGTTGCTGTCTATACCTCCGCCGATCTCAAGATCTGAAATTTCTAAACGATTATTATAGAACTGACCTATTAGTGTGTTGTCGACAATCACAGACACTGCACTTTCACCTGGGCTAGGAAATCCAGTTTGAGCAGTATAATATGACAACGATCCGGCTGTAGCCGAAACATCGGGGGTAATCTCTTTATCTGCAATTATAACACGAGTATCTTGACCCTGCGGCGATAGAATCTGAAATGTAGGGTTGTTAAGGATTGAATCATCAACATACTTTTTGTTTGGCAAATCGTCATCATGTGAGACCTGTGTTTCATAATTGATGGTACCAAGTACCTTGACTACTCCTGTACCTGTGCCTATTAGCGTAAGGTCGCCGTCGTCTGTGGTAGGGTTGGTATAGATTCTACGCAGTCTAAGATTGCTGTCGTCGTAGTTGAAAGGTCCCGGTGCAGAGTTATTAGCTATCAGCCATGTGGTATTGGTTTCTTCATACAAAAAACTTGCGGCAGGGGCAGCACTGGAATCACCTTGGAATCCTCGATCTATTTCAATTCCTGAATAGATCAGTGTGACTCCCTCGCCAGTTTCACCGTCATTTAGCGTGATGATGTTGTCGGTTATAGTTAGATTTTCTGTAGCAACAAACAGTGTCTCTCCTTCGATGACTAGGTCTCCGGTAACCCTTACTGATCCACCAGAAGCAGCAGGACCAGTGTCAAGAACAATCTTGGCACCTTCTGCTGTTTTTATATTATAGTCACCGTTGACTCTGAGAAACTGTCCCATTTACGATCCTATATTAAAATGGAGCAATAATCAACTGATCACCAGATGAGTCGTTATCTAAGAACCACGAATATCTGTTTCCGCTGAAATCTATAGCAATTTTCTTAGTAAGTTTTCGTATGTATGTTGCTGATGCATCAGGGCCACCTGCTGTAAAAGCAGTGATCCTCATTTCTCCAACAGCTGCTGGTGTACCTGCAACTAGTTTTGCAATTACTTTTGTACCGGCAGATTTATCTTGTACTAGATATCTGCTTGATCCTCTTTGTTGGACAATGAAAACATCTGTTTGATTACTTCCGCCTATATAGGCTTCACATTTAATACCAACGTCGGTGGTGGTATAATCTCCAAATACAACCGTACCGTTTTTATCTTTTTTTACTGGACGTCCCATTTGTTTCTCCTTGTGTTTGACGTTCTAGGTCTACGCGGCGGGTACCGCATAATTCTTCTAGATACTTTATTTATCCGCGGCTCAGCAGACTCATCAGTTCCATTTTTTCCACAGTAGCAACGATTCGGTTTATTTCATCTAGTTCTCGCTGTGCCTGTTCTAGATGGCTGCGCCTGTGCGTTTGTCTGTAGCGTATACCAGCGTTGCTGAACTCTACGATGTGCTGTTCTACCATGCGTTCAATCTGTTGAACATCGGTAGCAAACATAGGAAATCTTGTGCGCCATTGATTAATATGTCTGCGCAACTGGGAGAAATCTTGATCGCTGGTTACCTGCATTAAGTTATTTACGTCAAACAAAAAGGCTCCGAAGAGCCTTTTTGAAGTTTGCAAACGTTTTGCGGATTAGGCGAAACGTAGATTTGCGCTTGTTACACCAACTTTACCTAGGTAATCAGCTGCGTTACCTAGAGAAGAAGCTGTGTTTGTTAGCTCAACATAACCATAACGTGTCATGAAAGAAACTACTGGTTCAAAAGTTGCTGGGTCAAGAACAACACCACTGCTCATCAATGGAATGTATGGGCAATAGAATGCAGGTGCATCACTTTCTGATCCGCCTTTGTAACCAATCAACACATCATCATTTTCTGCATATGAGTTAACATATACTTTCATTGCTGAATTCAATGTACCAACAAACTTGGTGTTTGTAGGTGCTTCGAATGTACCTTCTGTTGTACGAGCAAATGCACTGGTAGTTGCAGACTGCAGCAGTGTCAATGTTGTTGGGGAAACTACAGCGTAGTTACCAGCACCACGACGTGTACGCTGAGCGATCAAGTTAGCAACACGATTGATCTGAACAGCTAGTGCAGCATGTTCGTCACCAACAAATGTAGCTGTACCAGAAACAGCAGCTTGGTCGTATGTTAATGCAGCAGTACCAGCTAGTGTTGATAGGCTACGTAGAACTTCTTGATCGATCTCAGCTGTGATCTCTTGTGCAAGAGCAGCCATGATTTCTGCTTCGATGTCAATGCCTTGTTGGGCTTGTGCATCTTGAGCAGCTTCAAAAGTCCAGCGAGCTGACAACTTACGTGTCTTGGCTTCAACTGTTTGTTTCAAGATCTGAATGCTTAGTTTGTTGCCAGCAACACCTTCTAGTGCAGCAGTGCTAGCTGGCTTACCTGGAGATGCTCCAGAATAGCCTTCAGCGATCTTGAATGGGCTTAATGCCTCTTCACCGGCTGTAGTAGATCCGCCTGCGCCGCCTGAGAATGTATCAGAATAACGAACACGTAGGGTGTGGATCTGTCCAACTGGTCCAGTTAGTGGTTGTACACCAACTAGTTCATTAGCGATGACCGTAGGCATCACACGTCTGATCACTGGTAGGATCACACGATTTAGGGTTGCAACGTTACCGGCGGATGTAGCTCCAGCAGTAGCACTCTCTGACAAATACTTGCGGGTATTTTCTAGAGTAGTTGCCATTACTGAACGCTTGTTACCTTGAAGACCTTCTAACAGTGCCTCTTTGGTTTCCGACCAGCGTGACTCGAGTAATTGTGACATTATAGTTCTCCTTAAACTTTTAGTCCCGCAAGCCTGCGGATGTCAAATATTTCAGCGGTTTTTTCTTCACTGCTGAATTGTTGTGCCTGTGCTTTGTCGCCTGTGATTTCTTTGCCTTCAGATAGTACTTTCTTCGCCGGGGTAGCACCGTTCATCACTGAACTGATATACTTGTCGAAAGCTGTACGTAGCTTTTCTGTCTGTACTGATTCTAGTAGACTGCCCATTACTTCACGCTTGTCACCGGTCAACGGGCCTAGCAATTCGCTCATAACTTCCTTGCGTTGGCTGCTTTCTTTAATGATGCGTAGTTCACGTTCTTTGTTTTCTACTAGTGATTGTGTTTCTGCAACAACTTTAGCTGCTTCTTCTAATTCTGATTCCTTGACCGCAACTACTTTCAATAGTTTAGCTGTTTCGGATTTCTCATTTAGATGACTTGCAGCGTATTCGCTGGCGAAGCTTTCAAAAATTCTGCGACCAAAGTCATTTCTGCGAGCAGCTTCAATGTCTTCACGCAGCTGAGTCATTTCGGAACGCAGTCCTTTTGCGACTGTTTCTTCAATGATTTTAGCTGAACGTGCTACGAAATCTTTCTTGATCTGTTCAAACTTGGCCTTGCTTTCACGAACCAATTTTACTTTGGTTTCGGCCAAATCTTTCTTGTCAGTGTGGAATTCTGCGATTTCTTTCGCTAGTGCATCCACGATAAAAGATTCTAACTTTTCAACATTGCCAGCTACTGCTTTGCGATCTTCGTGTAGTTCTGCAAGTTCTTTCTTGAGATTTTGAAGCACGAATGATTCCATTGCTTTGGCATCGTCCTTCATTTTCTTGTGATACTTGGCACGAGCTTCAATCAGGCCCTGACGGTCTTCTGCAAGCTCGCCTAGTTCTGCTTGTAGGCGATCTGTTAGCATAGCTTCAACAGCTTCTACCATAGCGCCTTTGTCGTGTTCGTATTTCTGTGCAAATTCTTCACGTAGTGTAGCAGTGACTTCATCACGGTTTTCTTGAATTCTGCTATTCCAAGCGGATTCAATTTCCGATTTGATTTCCTCGGAAATCACATTGTTTTCGAACAACTGTTTTACGATATCTAACATGTGATTCTCCTTGTTATTTGAGACCTGAAATTATGCGTTTCAGACTCTCTGCTAGGTATTTTTGTGCCTGTGGGTCGCCTTGGACTTGTTGTGCCATTTGGTAGGCCTGATAACCGCCTGTGTTATTCATTAGGTGTTCATACACTGGTGTAGGATAAGCGCCAGGTGCGCTGGGTTGAGCCACTACATCTACTGTGATGATCTCAAATCCTTGTACTTTGCCGTCGCTGTCAACTTCGCCACTGCCTCTGGAGCTGACGCCGAGTTTAACTCCCGACTCCAACATGGTCTGAATCAACTGACCCATGGGAGTTGGAAGTATTTTAAGTTTTCCGTAGCCGTTAGGACCGTCCATCCACATCTTGGTAATCATATGACTAACACGATCTAGATTGATTTTCAAATCCTGTGGGTGATCAACTTCTCCCAGCACAGAGTAACCACCAGCGATCTGCTCGTTGAGCGTTTTGACAGCCTTGCCAATTTCTTGAGAAGAATAAACACGTTGGTTTGCATTGCGGATGTCTCCCTGAATGCAAATACCGTTTAAATGCAGCGACTTTTTACCGTCGCTGCCTTCTTCGCTCTCCAAGACAATCTTAGCCTGATCGTAACTCAAATGTTCTGCTAGCGTAAGTTTCTTCACCGTTTGATCCTATTATCTACGACCACGGAAAAGGCTTTGCTTGTTGTCAGCGGATTCTTTAGAACCAGCTTTCTCAGCACCATGTCCAGGTTCTTTCTTAGAGAAAGCATTCCCGTTCTTAGCACCTGGGACATTGATGTTACCAGCATTATCTTCAGTGGGCTTGCCTTTCAACAGTCCGGAACCTTTAAGTTCGCCTGTTTCTGATCCAGGCGTGCCATTTTTGCCGCTGAGAATGTTGGCAGTTGTACCGCCCATGTCATTCTTACCAGCTACGATTGATTTGTTATTGACACCGTTGTCGCCCATTTTTGCAGGAGCAACTTTTTCCACGTATTCACGCACGGTTTCAAGATCGAAATCATCTTTCATTTTATCGTCCATGCCGCCCATGTCATCGCCGCCCATGTCGCTCATGTCATCACCACCTTTGAGTTCATCAAATTTAGCCTGTAGTTCATCAACAATGCTGTCTAGGTCTTGGAATAGTTCTTCTTCGGACTTTTCTTCCATGTCGTCGTCGCCCATTTCTAGATCACCTTCTAGGTCATCTGTAGGGTCACCGCCCATCATATCTGGATCCTCGTCATCAGCTTCGATAGCAATGTCTTCAAATTCTTCGTCTACTTTTTCGTCTTCTGCATCATCATCTTTTGCAGCTTCATCTACATCCTCGTCATCTGCATCTTTTTCTTCAGCGATTTCACTGTCAATTAAAGATTCGTAGATTTCACGGGATTGTTGTACCACGTACTCGTGGAATAATTCTTCAGCTTTCGCTTGATCGTCGTTCACAAGATGCTCAAGCATCTGTTGCAACAGTTGTTTGTCTGCCATGTTATGTTCTCCTTTATATAGTCAAGGCTGTAAGTTATTTAACACTAAGATTACAAACTAGGGTTAAATGGTAGTTTTTTGATTGATTTGATTGGAATATATAGTGCCCGGAAACGTTCTGTCAAAATCCTCAAAGGTGATGTGACTAAGGTTTGACAGTGTTGGGCCTAGTTTGTCTGGTATGAATGCACCAGGATCTGCCACTCTAAAAAATTTCACGTGCCTAAATTCTTTGATGGTTTTTTCAGTTTGGCTCAGCCAATTGCCATAGTAAGTGGCGCTGTCCGAACTTTTTTTATAGTTGTGAGTGTTGGCATACACATTGTTGAATTTGCCGTTGTCGCCTTGATAATCAAAGCCAAATATATAGATATCTTTGTGACCTTGTGTAGCAGCGAACCACAGAGCTGTGGGTCCTGAACTCCAACCTTTGTGAGGCGAAAAGAAGTTGATATTGTGTTTGGTGCTGATACCTTTGTTGGGATTAGTCCAGACCTGATGCTTTTTGTGATAGCCTGCACCTATGATTTCGTTCACCATTTTCACATCCACCGCTATCAAATAGTGTGGAGCATATTCTCTGTACTGTGCATTACAGCCATATACTATGCCACGATCCATTGCACTGAGATGATTTAATTTCAGTCTGCTAGTGCCGTTGCCTATGACGAATGCAGGATTATGCTGCAGGTGCTTCTGCTGGGGTTGCATACATTTGCCTGATAAATCCCAGTTCTGACTCTGATTCTACTTGATGTGCTTCTGCCTGTAGTCTCAATTGATTGATCTGCCGTAGGGTCAAACGTATTTTTCTAGTGTCACTTTTCTTCACAACTGATGAATCTCTGCCAGCATCATATCTACGATCATTGGCAAAGTCGTTGTTTTTTTCGTTAAAATAAAAAAATTCGTTTAGAAGCATAATGTATTTATTATTGAACTGGTGCTTCTGGTGTTGCTGCTTCTGTGCCTTCTGCATCTGCTTCTGCGGCGGCTGCCATGTCTGGGGGTGCTTCTGCGGTCTGTGCTGCTGCGTCTGCGGCCATTCCACCCGCTGAGACTCCTACACTTCTCAACTGGCTCTGCGCATCCATATCTGGTTTAAGAACTGTGCCGTTTTCTTCTCTCCATAGCTTTTCGTTTTCTTTGATTTCTTCTTCGCTGAGTCCTAGGAAACGTTTCATGGCGAATCTCTTGCTGAGATGCGGAATAGCTATGACCTGGCTGAATGTTGCGGCTCTAGCTGTGTCCAGTTCTGATTGACGGTAAGCAGCAAAGTTCTGCGGTGAGTTAAATTTCAATTCAAATAGACCATTGTCTATGTTGATGCCCTGTGCGTTTAACCATAGTTTGAATTCTAGATCAAAAGTTTCTACGATCATTGACTGTAAACGTTTACAGTATTCGTTGAATCTCAGTTCTTGTATGTAGGCAGTACCAACCTTGCCATCTGCCATGGTGTTGGGCTGTTCATCTATGGCCGTAGGAAGATATGAACTAGGTATGCGTAAAGCCCTAAACAATTTGTTAGTAAAATAACGCAGATCTGTAATTTCTCCAAGGTTAGTGCCTCCTGGTAATGTTTCAACTTTACTTCCTCGACCTTCTGCGGTCTGTGGGAAGAAGTAGTCTTCGTTGACGCTCAATGGATTGTATGAAGCGTCTATGACATTCGCGCCACCTCCTGTGGATGAAGGAATACGGCGCTGTTGGATTTCGTTTTTAACACGCTCAACAAAGCTCATAGCCATGTGTGCTGGCATGTTACCTACGTCTACATAGAAAATACGTCTTTCAGGAGCACGTTGTATACGATAAATGATGATCGCGTCTTCTAATAATTCTTTCTGCTTGTAGACTTTGAACACTGATTCTAGAATTGAATTGCCAAAAGGATAATTGTTATCCAGTCCTTCGCTCATACTAATATGCACCACATGTTTGGCATCTATAGTAACTTCATTGGTCTGGTTGCTGAATCTAGTGCCGGGGGGTTGTGCTGCTGCGCCGACCATACCGCGACCAAATCCACCGCCGGTGGTATACGAACTAGTTCCGCTGGGTGCTGTGTTTGTGGTACCATGCGGAGTCACAGCCACCATATCTTTGAAGTTAAAGTTGATGTCACGGATCACATACTGCTCGGGTATCTTGCCTTCAGATTCGTTGACTATGATCTTAGTTACTTTGGCAGCATCAACAAACAGCCACTTTTTGGTTTCTGGATCTCTCACAAAGAAACAGTCACCGTATTTTAGAGCGTTGCGGAAAATACGGAATATGCGAGTTTCGAACTGCTGCTGCTTACTCCATTTCTGCAGACTGTCTTTCAACAGTTTTACTTCAGTGGCAGTGGGACTGCCTTTGAAAAATGTGTTGAATGGTGTGCGATTTTCTTTTTCTTTTTGTGTGCAGAATTCAGTGAGGATGTCCAAGGCAGCATTGACTTCTGAATCCATGTCCATGGTATCATACTGCATATACCGTTCTACACGATTGGGTGCACCTGCGTATACATCTGGTAGGAAACTAGAGTAGTTTGCTCTAGCTGGACCAGGACGGCCGCGGCCGCTGATTGGACTCATAGAGCCACTAGAGTTATCAATTTTTACAGGGGTAAAATGTCTTTTCCAGCTCATTGTTTTCCTTACAGCGACTTGAATAGATCTTTGGTAAGACCTCTTGTAGCATTAACCGTTTCATTGGTATTGTTTGCTACTGTCCAGGTATATTTCAAAAGTGTGCCCATCTTCGTATTTAACTCCGCAAGCAAGGTTTCTGTGTTTTCTTGAGTTTTAGGAGGAGCCTGTTGGTCAAGTCTTCTTGGATCTGATTGAGCAGCTGCGGCTCTGGCTTCTTCTGCTTTTTTCTTTTCTTCTTCTGCTTTTTTCTTTTCCGCTTCTGCTTCAATAGATTTTTTTGTAGCGTCTGCATTAGCTGAAGCAGGTGCGGTACTAGCTCGTTGTTTGGCCAATGCTTCTGCCTCGCTTAAAGCTTTCAGTTTGGCTTCAGCAGCTTCAATTTTTTCTGCGGCAGCTTTCTTTTCAGCACCAGTTTTTGCTGCTGCCAGTTCTTTGTCTGCTGCTTCTTTTTCCTTGCTGATTTCTCCTTTCTTGATGCCTATTTCAACTGCGCCACCTTGTTTAGAACTGAACTGCTTCAATAGTTCTTCTGGACCAGCTGTGTAGTCTAAGAGTTTTTCTTGAGCTTTTACCGCAGCTTCTTTGGCTGCGGCTTCGCGTTGGGCCGAAGCAGTAAGTTGATTATGTGTTATTGTCCGTTGTCCGAATTTCTTGGCATCTTCCTTGGCCAACTGCTTTTGCTTCTCAACATTTTCTTGGCTTCCTAGCCTAGCAGCATCTCTAGCTTTCCGGTCTTTATCATTAGCTTCCTGCTGTTTTTTCCTTTGTGCTTCACGGGCCTTGTATTCTTCTTCTGAGATACCCTTAAGCCCAAAGGTAAACTTGTTTATTCCTAGAAGAATCATGTCAAACATACTGTCAAAAAACATGCCTACGTCTTGGATCACATCTCCAAAATTTAATAGTTTATACATAATTGTTCTTACACCCGACCAGAGAAATTTAAATCCCTCGATTAGGCCTTTAATTGCAGGAACCAGTATAGGGGTAATAAGATCTATAACAAATCCAAGTGCCTTGCCTAAGATCTCAAATACATCTCCAATATACGCTCCCGCTTCAATAAGGATATCACTGAACTTGCTGGTACTGTCTGAGACTCCAAATATTTTGATATATAATTCTTTCAATGGGTTGAAAACAGCTGTGATTCCATTCCACAATCCGTCAAAGGCGATAATTGCTCCTCGCATGGCTCCTGCTAATATCGGAAAGACCGCATTTAACACATCGTCCAGGAATTGCGCTGTGCCTGCTAGTCCATCTACACCAAATTTTTCTCCTAGATAATCCAGTGCAGGTTGCAACAGTATGCTTATACCATTAGCCACTTTCATTACCGCCGACGCCACTATGTTAAATGCAGGCACAAGATATTGATTGGCTAATCCTACCAGTCCGTGGAATGCCTGTATCATTACATCTAAGATACCACTGTTGGCCAGCAGCATCTTAAAATCGTTGCTGACTTGTGCAATAGCCTGCTGAAACTCTGACATTTTTTTGTTCATTTTATCAGTTTCAGCAGCGGCTTTTTTCTGTTCTTCTGTGGCTTCAACTAGTGCATTCGCATTGATCTGTTGAGTTGCAGCTAATTTATTCACGGTACCTGCAAGTTCAGCGTTGGCTGCTCCTGCATATTTCATATTCTGTAATTGTTTTCCGCCTTCCTGCTTCATGAGATTGTTTAAGGCGTTTCTTTCTTCTAAGGTAACTGCTTCGCCACGCTGCATTTTTGCATTCATTCTCTGCAACATAGCCGCTGATTGAGGCATCATAGCCATGAGCTTTTGATTTTCTTCAGTGGTGGCTGTTCCGGTTGCCATGATATCTTTGGCAAAATCATTTAAGCCAGCAGGTAATCCTGTAGTCACTGCAAGAAAACTATCTCTAACCTGAGGTCCTAACCCAGCCATAGATGCTTGGAATTGTGCATCTTTGGCCATAGCAGCCATTTGATCTTCGACTTGCTGACGACTTTGACCAGTGGCCTTGGCCAACAGATCCAGTTCTTTCATATAACTTCTTGCACCAGCAGCTAGTTCTGCATTGGATTTTTTGCCTTGCTGACCTTGCAGTTTCATCAAATTACCATAACTGGCCAATCCTTGATTTATTTCTGCTGTAGAAAATCCCAAGGCGTACAAGTCACTGCCAGTAGCTCTTAACTGTTTAGAAACTCTAGCAAAGTTAGCAGCACCACCTTCTGTGGTGGTTCCAAATGCTCCCA